ATCTCCCACAGCTAACGATCTTACTTCTTGCACACGAACATTGAACATGTTAGTAAAGGCGTGGCAGGGAAGGGGACTTAATATCTTCCGTTTGAAGGCGTCAGCATTGTTCTTATCTAAGGATAAGAACGATTACATACTAGGGGGATCGTCCAGCGACCGATGGGGATATAACTACGGATTTACTGCCCTTAACGGAGCACAGGCAGCTTCCGCTACCGCGATGACGGTAGACTCCATCACGGGCATGGTTGCTTCGGACAAGATAGGCATCAAGCTCGCCGATGGTACGATGCATTGGGATGTGATCAGTGGTTCTCCGACGGGCACGACAGTGACCCTTACCACAGGATTGGCAAGTGCAGCGTTGGATAACGCTGTCGTGTACTTCTACACGGCTACTACGGAGTTGCCGATGAGGGTAATCCACATGCTGCATCGTAACTCAGGAGGGACGGAGACTCCGGGGCACGTCTGGGAGTCCTACGAGTACGTTTCCCTGCCTAACAAGACCAGTGATGGTATCGCCCTACAGGGGTGGTTTGACAGGCAGCAGGCGGCTCCTGTCTGGCATGTGTGGCCACAGGAGAGCGTAGTAGATTCTGCACATATCTTGTACGTACAAAATCAAGTAGATGATTTTGACTCAGGTACGGATGATGCCGACTATCCCCAAGAGTGGTATTGGGCACTGTCTCTTGGACTAGCCAAGGCTCTTATACCCAAGTACGGGGTACCGTATACCACTGCTCGTGAGATCACGATGCAGGCGACGGATGCCTTGGAGGAAGCAGAAGGCTTTGACAGGGGAGAGACAATATACTTTCAACCTAATCACCGAGATGTAAGTGGATAATAGTACGAATATGAATAAATGGGAAATAGAAGAGGATGTTAGAACGCTTCAGCGAGCTGCAGAAATACAAAGAGATTCTAAAAGGATCAAGAAAGCATTAGCAGAAGCCAAAAAGCAAAAAAATCTTTTAGATTTACTTATAACTAAGAAGTAATTATGGCTAAGACACGCATACCTCTTGCGGTAGCGATGAACATCGATGAGCACGCCAGTGGCTCTGTCTCTCGCTTTTCTTCGTTTGTACACAACGGAGTCATAGCAGATGACGACGCCGAGCCGGATAAGAAGACGTTTGTAACACAACGTCCTTCCGTTTATCAGTTCATGGACCCTGCAGATTCTTCTGTAGGGAATACCAAAGGGCGTGGACTGTATTACAAAGGATCGAGCAACACTCGTTACATTGTAAACAGTAACGAGGTATATAGCCCTGGTTATGATACTTCCTTGGGTACGATAGGAGGAGGTACTAAGAAAGTCCATCTACAAGAGCTGGACACAAATGTTACTCTTGTGGATTCAGAGAATAATCAAGGGTGGACTATAAGTGGTACAGGGACACCCACCGAGATTACAGATGTAGACTTTCCTCCGAAAGCTACAGCTTCTTTAACGTTGTGTGGTGGGAATGTTACTCTTAACGGGTATATGTTTGTAGGGACAACCAACGGTAGGATCTATAACTCAGACAATGGAGATGCTACTGCCTGGAGATCTACGGGGTTTGTTTCCGCAGAGCGGAATGTAGATGGTGGTACCCACATACTTAAGCACCATGATCACATTGCTTTTCTCGGCGCTTACTCTCTTGAGTTTTTCTACGACGCAGCTATTGCCTCTCCTGCATCTCCTCTGCAACGTCGCTCAGATCTCTATTACACCATAGGGTGTGCGTCCAGTGAAAGTGTGTGGACTAGTGGAGATCGTACTATGTTCGTCGGAACCGATGGTTCCGGGGGTATGGCAGTATACAAGCTTGAGAACTTTAAGCTGTCTAAAGTATCACCGTATGGCATGGATGCATTTCTTACAGATGTTCTTATAGACAGTACTTTGTATAGCGCGGTAGGTAGTGGCTTTAGTGCCTATGGTCGTATGTTCTACATACTCACGATACACACTACTCCAGATGACATAAATTCTACACAGTCGTTTGTATACGATGTTACCCGTAATGTCTGGATGACGTGGGGTACGGAGAACATGACAGTGCTAGATGCCAACGGGGAGTTTCCGATGGTTGATTGGGCGCTGTACACAGGAACCGCACCAAGAATTGGTGAAGGTCTTATGGCTAATGGGGCGTTGTTTACTGTCAGTAATGATCTTACCCCTACGGATACTTACGGAGAGTTGGCATATCTTATAGACAGTGATGCGTACATAGCTACGGATTACTTCTCGGATACGGCAGGTACGGATACCAACATCGAGTTCAAGATAAGAACAGGGCATCAGGACGGAGGTACATCCAATCGCAAGTTTGTATCGGAGCTTAGGGTTATTGGAGACTTCACGGACACAGACTCCAACAACGCGACCATACGATGGTCGGATGGAGATCACAGTACGTACTCTACGTACTCAAGAAGCATCAACCTTGGGAGACAGGCTAGTATCAAGATGAACGGTTCGTTCAACAGACGTAGTTGGGAATTGCTGTATTCCAATGCAGATATTATCCGACCAGAAGCTGTGGAGCTGTTTGTACGCGAAGGCAGAAGTTAACTTTTAATATGGAAACTACGTCCCATATTTTTAAAAGAGACGGGGTCTTCTTTTAATGGCACTTAAGTTTCCAGGTGGAGCACCTTCCGACGATGAGGCATGGTCGGAGCGCTGGCGTAGATGGTTAGGCGACTTAGGTGAATGGCTAAATTCACAAAACGAAAATACAGCACACACCTTAGCAGCAAGCGCTACAACTTTTAAAGCCGCTTCTAATCTAATGACAATAACGGGAGATGGTGGGGGTAATACCATAGCTACTATCACCGAAGGGGATAACGGACAATTCCTTACTCTCATATTCGTAGATGGAAATGTAACAATTACAGATACAGCAGGACACACGACAAATACAATTGATCTGTCTGCTGCATTTACATCAGCAGATGATACAGTACTTCAACTAGTATTTGATAACACCAGTTGGTATGAAGTAAGCAGATCAGTAAATTAAGAGATAACAGAGAATGGTAACAGTTGTAACACGAGCAGGTAAAGGATCTGCCCTTACTCACGGGGAGATGGATGCCAATATCAATAACCTCAACATAGGCAAGTTCGCATCCGTACCCGCCACTACAAGTGGAACCAATACGGTTACAGTGTCGGATGATCCCACAGAGGGAGCGTACGAAACGAATCACGTATACGAGTATCAGATAGGAGGTACGAATACAGGTGCGGTTACTCTTGCCATCGACGGGCTTGCTGCAACAGCAGTACAGACTGTCGCGGGAGATGCGCTTGTAGGGGGAGAGTTAGTAGACGGACAAACGGCTTTATTTCTTTACAATGGTACCAATTTTAGATTGCTTAATCCTTGGGCACCCAGTATCCATATATATGCAGGTACAACGGCACCTGTTGCTGTCGGGCAATTGGATATTGCTACTGACGTTACCGAGAGTACTTTTGAATCAGTAGGTAAAACAGGAAGTGGAGCAACTAATATATGGACCGCGCTAGACAGTATTAGTTCTACCGCAACTGCGGTTATGCTCAATGTTGAAATAGGAAATACCAACGAAGCGGGAAACTTTCTTAATCAGGTATCATTCAGACCAACAGGAACTTCGTGGTCCGAGGCACAATCCTCCCAAATTGAGTTTGTAACCAGTGCTGATGCGGGAACCGATGACACCAGTCATATAGGTTTTATCATAGTACCTTTGAATAGTAGTCAGCAGTTTGATGTAACTTGGACTTCGGCTGCAGCAACGGTCACGGCTACTCTTACTTACTTAGGTTATTGTGGGTAATGGATAGGAAAAAATAATATGGGAATGTTTGATTTTGTTACAGACAACATAGGTACGATTGCCGGGGGAGTCGGAGGCTTTATGCTTGGCGGGCCGGTAGGAGCTGGTATCGGAATGTCTCTTGGTGGCGGAATGGATGCAGGACGCGCTTCTGGGCGCGCATCAGAGGCGGCAAATGAGCAGCAGTGGAAGATGTACCAGCAGGGAAGAGAAGACACCGCGCCTTGGCGTGAGTTCTCAGCAGGGAACTTGGGTAATTACGGAAATGCTATCAGGGGATTGGAGGATTATTCTTTTGACTTTGATCCGAGTCAAGTAGAGAATACTCCCGGCTATCAGTTCCGATTGGAGCAAGGTAGCGAAAATATGATGAGAGGTATGCGTGCTTCGGGCATGCGCCAATCCGGAGGCATGGCGGTAGATATGATGCAGTACGGGCAGAACTACGCCTCACAAGAATACCAGAATGAGTACCAACGGCAACTGCAAAGCTCTATGGCTAACTACGGATTCCAATCCGATAATGCTAATCGGTACGCAGCGGCAGCAGGGATGGGACAAACCTCCGCAAACCAAGGAGCAGTGACAGCAGCTAACGTAGGCCAGAGCATGGCAGGCTATAGTGCTGCAGGCATAATGGGACAAAACAATGCTTGGGCTGGTGGTATAAACAGTGCTTTGAATGTTGCAGGGAATGCGGGATGGTTCGACGGGAGTCAAACTCCCGGCGGAGTAGGCACGCCTCCTTATTTTCCGACAGGCGGGGGAGGTCCAGGGTATGGTCCCGGAATGGGAAGTGTTTACGGGTAAATCATAATGGGTATCCTAGATCAAATAGCAAATCCTAAGCAAGTAAACATTGGTAACTATTACCAAGGGTTACAGCAGCGACAGGCACGAGCAGCAGAAGTACAGCGGCAGCAAGCAGTTAATCTACAGATGGAGTCTGCAGTTCTGGGGAACGAACGTGCCCGTACACTATTGGATCACTTGCTGGAAGATCGTCCCGAAACTTTAAGGAAACGCAGCGTACAAAAGAAGCTCGACAAAGCCGCGTTAGAAAATGTTGAGATCAAGACTAATCTGGAACGACAGGAACGAGTGTTCATGGCCTTGCGCGATTCCGCAGGACAGCAGGACTACGACCAGAGGCTAGCCGCACTTAAGCAGCAGTTCGCTCCCGGCTTGACGCCGAAGGAATTCGAACGCGATTGGCTTAAACCTAATGGGATAGGGCCGGAGTACAATAAGGAGTCTATTGCGGCCCTCAGCAGCAAAGTATTAAATACTGTAGGGGAACAACAGGAGCGAATACGCGATCTGCGTGAGCATCAACAAGCCTTACAGATGGAGGCTGCAAAAGCAAGAACCAAAGCAGCGGGCGTATCTGGAAATCCTAAATACCAAAGAACAGAAACTCAATTTGTTTCTGATATGAACAAGGCCGCAGCAAATAGAGATCAATTAGCTTACGGGATAGCCGAAGAAGGTCTGATGAAATTCAGACAACGGGTAGCTTTGGAAGAACGCGAAGGCGACGAAAAGGAAATGAAGACTACTCTTGTAGACATTTTTCCTGGAGTACGGAAAATAGAATCCCCTAACTTCGATCCTGATACAAGTGATATTGATTGGGATAGTTATAATAGTATGAAATTGAATTATAGAACGTTACTTAAAGATCCTAAATCAGATACGTTTAGAGATCATAAGAAAACAGCACAAAGAATCGAACGCAATTGGAAAGAAGTGCATGTTGAAGGATTTGAAATCATTGGACAAGGAAGTTTAAATCCCTTTAAACCTGATACAATTAAGTATATACCTACGACATTAGAAGAGCAGATAGCCTTCGACAACAAGCACAATCTTAACGTAGGCTTTCAGCTAGCAAGTACTACAAACGAAAACATTTTAAGTCTCGAACAGTATCTTGTATATGAGGAAGAACAAGAACGCGCTGAACAACTAAGAACACAAACGGCTCTTAATTTATCTTCGGGACAACAGACCCCTAATCCCTAACGTATGGCCATAACTGACCAACAAAAAGAATTCATCGGGAGGATGTCTCCGCAGCAGCGGGAGTTGTTGTACACTCAGATCCAAGACGAGAAGGAGAAGAGAGATATGGAGATGGGTCCGGACTTCTACAACCCTTCAAAGGGTCGTCGCTTTAAATTCGGGTATGATCGTATTGCCTACGGCATAGAAGAGATGCTGAATCGCATGGACGAACAAGAACTACGTACCAAGTCTATGGACGAAGTTCAAGGGGAGATGCGACAGGAAATCTTCAAGATGATGGAAGATGGTACGCTCAAGGACTTCACCTACGAGCGTGCCATGAAAATGGTCGAACAGAAGCGTGCGCAGAGAGAGCAGCAGGTTGTAGCAGAGCAGGAGAAGTTGCAGCAAAGCCGCATGGCGGCGCGTGAGGACTATCTGCAGAAAGAGTATAGGGATATCTACGGTACGGAGTGGGCAACGAGTGGTCCCGCTATTGCCGGTAGCTTCGGCAAGTACTTAACTGACCCTCTTACGATTGTTCCTTTTTGGAAGACTACGAACGGCTTGCGTATGCTCGGTAACGCAATGATAGGCGGTAGTATTACAGGATTTGATATTGGCTTGCGTCAAATGGTTTCTAAGGGAGAGATCAGCGGCACTGATGCCGCAGTGATGATCACCGCTGGTGCGGCACTGCCTTTGTTTGTAGCCGGCGGGGGTACATTCCTTACGTGGTTCAAGGGCAAGATAGCTAATCGTTCCAAGGTTACTCCGGACGAACTGCTGGAGCAGGGAAGACAGCATAACGTAGATATTGACAATCCGGAAGCGCTTGCAACGAAGCTGAACGAGCAAGTAGAAGGTACTCCCGTACCTGTTACCAGTACCATAGAACATCCCATTAATCCTTATGACCTGTACGGGATGCCCGTAGGGCAAGCTGAGTACGATATCCAATGGGCAACTAAACTACAGAAGCGCCTTGAAGCAATGGGAAAGCAAGGCAAGCTTACAGGTGCCGCACGAGTAGATGAGGGTACTCGTGCGCGAGAGATTGCAGAAGCCTTCGCAGAACAGGAAGGTGTATCCCGTCCCGCCGCTGCCCGTGAAGCGGCAGCAGGGAGAGAGGCAGCGTATGAAAAAATAGAAGCCCGCAAACAGATGCAGGAAAAAAGGGATTTCCTACAAAATGAAATAGCAGAAGCTTCTATTAAAGAAGATCCTATTATCCAGCGAGCATTGGTAAGAGAAATAGGGAATATTAACCGCCAACTGTTGATGCACATGGGAGGAGCGAGTGCAGGCGCATTGATTGGCGGTGCCTTAGATCCGGAAGATCCTGTAATGGGTGCAATCATAGGTGCCGGTATCGGGGGTATGCTGCCTGTAGGTGCTAGATTCTTGTACAAGCCTGTAGGCAAGTTTGGGGAGGGTGTAACGGAAGCTGGAGGTAGTGTAGGTGCTGCACAAGCAATGGCAGTACAACCCATTGGAATGGGCACACGTATAAGTCACGGAGCGCGGGAACTAGGTACGACAATAGCCGACGCACCGGGACGCGCCAACGATGCCCTATTGCGGGATCGTCAGTGGGGAAGTATCGCACCAAGACCTTCAGTAAGAATGGATGCGTTAGGTGAAACTTCTCGTAGATTTTCTGCTGCAATCCAAGAAGCAGAAGTAAATACCCGTAAGATGGCAAACGGTTTTCTTTATCGTTATAACAAACTCGAAAAAAGCCTTAAAGCATTTGGTAAAGACAGCAAACCCAGACTCTTAGAAAAAACAGGAGAGTGGAAGAACATTGCACAAGTGATGGAAGGTACCGTTAAGGCTATGAATCCTCGCGTCGCAAAGGTAGCGAAGTTCCTTAAGACGGAGATGGATCAAGTTGTAGATATGGCTGTACGTAAAGGTATCTACACGCTAGAGCAAGGTAAGACATTAAAGGCCAAAGGATATTGGCCCCGCATCTATGATGAGCAGTTCTTGCAAACCAACGCAGGTAAAGAATTGTGGATCAAACAGCTATCGGAACATGGATGGGACGATATGAAAGAGTTGGAATCTGCTCTCGGTCATATCCTGTATGGTCAAAAGGATCTCATGGATGAGCTGCGTGACTTCGTTACCCGACGAGGGGATAAGTATCTTCTGAGCCGCGAAGCGGCGGAACGTCTGTTGGTATCACGTAGGAAAGCTACGGATATGAAACGTTCTCATCATCTTGAACGTCCTCGAACGCTCAATTTTCCATATGAAGTATTAGAACCTTTTCTTATCAAAGATCCTAAGAAAGTAATTACAGAATATTCCTATGATGTGTCCAAACGTTTTGCGTTTGTAGAGAAGTTCGGAATCAAAGACGAGTTCGCCGAAGCGGCCATCAAAACTATAAGAGAAGAAGTTGATGCCTTACATCCTACATGGGGTGCGGGAGATCATGCCTATCAGACATACTATACGGCAGCAGGAGATACTTCCAAATCCGCAGTGTTACGTAATCAGGCAGGGTTTTCCGATACACATAAAAGGATTACCGGAGCACTCAATGCTGTAGCTACGTGGAAGCTTACGCTTGCTCCTATCCTCAACGTTACCCAAGTACACATTCTTGGTCCTTCCTATATGGCTAAGTCCTTGCCTTTGCATACGGTTGCACGCAACTGGCATAAAGGTATTGCTTCCTCTATGACAAAGGAAGGGCAGGATTATGCTATGCGTACAGCGGCAGTTTTCGAGACTTCCTTGATGCAAGTACTTGGGGAGAGTGCTATTACCCACACGGTATGGGGTGCTATGACAGGGAAGGAATTGCAAGGCGCGTGGAAGGCATTGGATTGGCTCAACGATCCGGCTAAGTTTCTTCGTGTCATTCAGTTTGTAAATACAGAGAAAATGAACCGTATTGTCGGTGCTAATATGGGCAAGGCACACTTCGAATCTTTGCTAGCCAAGAAAGTAAAGATAGAGGCGGGAGGGTTCTCTCCTCGCAAAGAAGCAATCGAGCTTCGTAAATTCAACGAAGCAATGGAAGAGATGGGACTGCCCACTAGTAAGAAGGTGTGGCAGGAAGATACTTTCTCTGCAGGAGGAAGGTACGAAAAGAAACCCATACCCGAAGAAGAACTAGGCAAGTACTACAACGAATTGGATGCGGAGCACGCCGGACTTATATTTTCTGATAAGGTTAACTTCGTTAATGATGTAACTAAACTACCGTTGTGGTGGAGATCTAATCCCTATCTTCGATTAGGATTTAAGTTCAAGTCTTTTAGCTACCACTTTGGGGGTTTTATGGTGGATAATGTAGTAAAGCCCATGCGCCGTGGTAACTTCAAACCACTTGCTACTTTCGTTGCGGTAGGCTCTCCCCTTGGTTGGAGTGCCGATCAGCTGCGCAGGTGGGTAGCAATGGATGACAGAGAGTTTACGAAGACGGAGCAACTATTACGTGCGTGGGGATCTATCGGCGGAATGGGAATCGCTCTCGATGCAGCACTCGGATTGACAAGCCCTTATGGCGGTCGTGTATTAGGTACTATTGCAGGACCAGTCGGTGGAGATATATTTAATCTGATACAAGGTATGCGCATGTCTTCGAAGAAGGCAATTGAACACTCTGTGTTCTCAAAAGAGGCAGCGGGACCGTTGTCCCGTGCCGTTGTTCGTTCCCTTGGTGGAGGCTATCCCGGCAAGCAGCAATTGCTTGAAGAGTTGGAAGCTATGTACAAGTCTAAGAAGAAGAAAAGTTCGGGATTGCGGCGGGGTAACCGGTAGTTATTCCCACTCTTCAACCAGAGGCGAAGTCAGAGAAGCTGTTATTGAAGTATTTGTTATACGTTTTTTGATCGTCTCCCCAAGGATCTTCTTCAGTACCATGCCCGTCTCCTACTTCTACAGGAGCAAGAGGTTCTTGCAAAGCTAACTGCTTTCTTAAGTTAGCATTCCCGTTCTTCAATCTCCTTATACCCTTGTGAGCATTCCTTATTTCTTGGTAATATACAAGAGATAGGAGTTGGTAGTGATCCTTATGCTTTCTTTCCCTCTCAAGGGCAGTTTCGAGATCGACGATCTCTTGGGTTAGTTCAGTTTGTATACTCATGTTTCTTCATCTCTCGGTACACCCCTCTAAAGCACAGGGGTTCTACTATCAGTTGACGTATCTTGTAAGGTCTATGTGTATGAGGACGATCTACAGGACGGTACGTAGTACGTTCCTGCAGATTACGTTCTTTCACTTGGTGTCTCGCTAACCTGCGTATTCCTTTTGCTAACTTCTCATTCATGACTCGCTTCGTTCCTCTTATCACCAAAACTTCACCCTTAATTCTACACCACCCCAATTAAACCCCGGATCTTCCCTTTCCGCAGAAGAGAAGTGCTCAATACCTATGTGCATTTCTACGTTACTGCCCAGATAGTAATGTTCGTAGCCTGCTGCTAGTTTACCTATCCAATCATCCTGTAACGAATTACCGTTGTGATCGTAGATACTTGTAGTATCTCCCCGAGTACGTCCTACGCCCGCAGAAGCGTAGAAGTTACCGGCATATGCGACGGAAGCTGTCCCAAGTAGTATTACAAGAGCAACTACGAATATCAAGTTTATCTGTGTAGATTGTTTCATAACCGTCCTCCGTCTTCGGCGTGCGGGCGGTTTCCGCTTCGCGGGTAGCGAATACTATTCATTTCAAATTCTCCGCGTAGCCGCAGGTGCAAGAAAACAACTGCGAACGAACTTGTGCGTGCGGACATTTTAAGTCATGCCGCCCATACTTCTCCAACGCAGTCTGCTGGGCTTCGAGCAGTAAAGCGATTGCCATGTGAGTGTTGGCCACATCCTGCCACTCATCTTCATCGCCGCTACAGTTTGATCGAATATCGTTCGCTTGTGTGACGTTCCACGCCACCGCGTCAATAACTTTCATCGGAATCACCATCCTTGAAATTCTGGCAAGGCGTTGAACTGTGCCTGCGTTAACCAAACGGTTTCTACCTCATACTCGTCGGGAGCTTCATCGTCTGCCATGTGCTGGGCAACACGCTGTGGAGTGTCAACGTAGCCACCGAATCCCGGCAACCGCACACGCTCATAGCGTCGATAGCCAACCGCCCGGAAAACAAACTCTTTAACTTTCATCGACCTTCTCCAGATATTTGATCCAGTCAGCCTCTACACGATGATCTTTGCCGTTGAAACGCAGCACCACATCCGCGATGTGCGATTGCTTGGCCATCGTAATCAATTTGTCCAGCGTCACTTCGACTATTGGATTGATGCTTTTGCTGTCCAAGGTATATTTAATTGTCATCGGGGTACTCCAGGGCTTTGAATTGATCGGCTATCCGGGTGATAGCGTCGTTGAATAATTCATGTTCTGGCCCACCCCAATTGCCTATTGCCTCAAATATCACATTATCCAGCCACCATTGATCGCGCTCCACCAGCGCAACCCGCAGCCGCTTAACTTCTTTCGCCTCGATGTAGAGCGCCATGTCTGTCATCTGGCCACGCGCGGCAGTTAGTTTGCCCCGCAGCCGCTCGACGGTGCGCGTCAAATCATGCCCTACCTCAGTCCACTGATTCAGTTCGTGTTGCAGCCGCTCGTTCTCGGCTTTGAGTCGCCCGTTACGCACCTGAAACCGCTCCAGTTCCGCATTCAGATCCACCAAGTCAGAATCCTTGCGCTCGTTCTCGGCTTTGAGTTGGTCGCGTTCCTTTTCGATGGCGCTGAATTTTTCATTGTTGCTTATTAAGAAGTCTGCGCGGATTATGACTTTTTCCTCAAGATCAAGCAGGCGGGCGGCGGCTTCTTCACGAATACCTTTGCCCTCGCCACGGAAAATGTTTTCATCGCCCAACCACTGCGCCAGTTCGCCAGTCGTCGCTTTGCTCCGATTGGTATTAGTCATCCTCTTCTTCCTTTTGTATTGGCAGTATATCGTGGTCTGCCTGTTCGAAAATAAAATATTCTTTTATCGTCGCAGTCTCGACACACTTAAACTTACGATTAGGATCTATTCGATATTCTCGCAATACTTCGTTGCGTTCAAGCAAGGTAGTAATACCAGCAAGAGCAGAGTAAGGAATTCTGATTATCATATTTGCACTCTTTTCTTTCCATACAACATAGTAGCTTTCACCGAGAACAGCGGAACGTACTGTTCCGCGTAGTTAGTTCTAGGATGTAGTACAAGTAACTTTTCACAGTGTAAGAGCTTACGTCGTATCTCTTCCGTTGTCAACTTCTTTGACGTGCAGGTTATCATTAAAACACTCCAACGACTCCAGGCTTATCTATCACTTTACATGACGCATTACTATTTTTTTCCCAACGTTCGGGAAAGCCTCTAGTAAACTCGCTAGCCAAGTCGCGGGCCTGTTGTTCCGATACTGCCATAACCGATATAACAGCATTAGCATCACCCGCACTATACTCTGCGCGAGTATCCCAACGATAGGGTTCTTTAAGTCGTAGCATATAACATTTCATATTTCACAAGTCCCCGATACACAGGCATACTCCTGTGATCCTATAGTTGTATCCGTTTGTTCGTACTGTTGTAGCATTTCCCATTTCAAGTTTTCGGGGAATGCTTTCACTGCTTCTTTATACTTTTCTTTCGTTATTTCCTGGTAAGGAGCCTGCTTATACACATGATCTGTATGGGGTAAGAAGGATACACCACTTAAAATGTCGAAGTGTTTGTATACCCACGCTCCTACTTCCATCCATTCGTGTTCCTTCACATACACCGTTATAGACGGTTTATGTTCACAATAATGCTCCTGGTATATCTTCCATAGTTCCAACTGCTCGATTGCAGTCATCGCATCTCGCATAACAGAGTCTTTCGGAGCCTCTACCGGGAATGAAAACACTACCGTACTATCCGGCTTGGTAACATCCGGTTCGTTAGGTACACCTTCAGCTTGGAGGAACATTGTAAGAGGGTCTTTTTTGTCACTGCGAACAGTTCGTATATAGTAAGGGCTGTACCGGGGATGTATGCCGGAGGCACTGTCTACCAGTTGAGACACCGTACCGGAAGGCTTAACGCACGTAACGGCTACGGAAGGATCAATGCCTAACTTAGCCGCCGTTGTCTTGTTCGTCGTAACAGCATCATCGCGTAGCTGTTCCAGCCTGTGCCCTAGTTCTTTGTGCCACTGCCTGCCGGACATCTCCGGATGGTCCATTATCCCCGTCAAGCTTACACCAAGCAATCGCTCCTCTTCTGTATTCTTCTGCCATGAGGAGTGCAGGTAGCGGAAGTCCGTTAACGAGGACTGCAGCGTACCGAGTACTGTTGCCAGCTTAACCTTACGATGAATATCATTTAGGGTATCATCAGGACGTATCACTACTTCAGAGAGGTTACAGAATTGACGGGATCTAAGTATTATCTCAGAGCAGGGATTGGTGCCAAATTCTTGACTCTCCCACTCCCTTCTATCTAAGTGTTGTACATGCTGATTAACTGCATTCCGATTGAAGATGCCCCGCTCTCCGGACTTACTCTGGTACAAGCGTTGCCATTCCTGCATGAACACACCTATGTCCGGATTCTCGGTGTAACAGGTGCTATTATTGGCTAATGCCCTGTGAGGCTCTGTCTCCCACCACATACCACTTTTAGCAGACTGCATACGTAGGTCCGATAAGTTGGAAAGAGAGATGAGAGCGCTTCTCCGGACGCCTCCGACCACAACGATGTCTGCTATTTTGCAAACGAGGTCGTGAACCTCTATCGATTGGAGCTTTCTTCCTTCAGCGTTACGAAAGGTAACAGTTGCGAACTCGAACAGATCAAGGAGAGGGGCACTTCCCGAAGCCCTTCCACCAAAAACTTTAAGTACGGACCCTTGAGGACGTACACGCGAGACATCTACCTTCGGTATCTGTCCGCTGTAAAGCATAGAGATAAGTTCCCGTACTGCCTTTGCCCATCCGATCTTAGAATCGGATACGACAATGGTTGTGTCTGTCGGATATAGCTTATCAGCTACAACGGGGAGTTTCTGGATATGCTGTCTTTCTACAGAGAAGCCTACTCCCGTACCGCACATGAGCACGTAGAGGATCTCATCGAAAATTCGTTGATGGTCTACTGCGACATATGCGCAGTTGTATCCGGCAACGTTGTCGCGTTCGAGCGCCTTGCCTGCTGTCATCAGGCAGCGCATCGAAGGCATCACTTCTAAGTCAAGTATTCCGTTACGTAAGTCTGTCCATAGTTTATTGTCTAGCTTCTTTCCGTATATATTACGGAAGAAGGTTATGTATCTGTCTACTGTCTCGTCCCACGTTTCCCTACGTCCTTCTTCTGTAAGGAAGCGAGCGTAGCGGGACAAGTGAATGTAGTGTTGGTATTGGGTAGGTAGTTCACCCATCACAATTAGTTCCCTGGCTTAACTGTTGTATATTGGATTTTTGTCACTGACACAGGCCAGCACTGTTGAATATCTGCCCAACCCTCCCTTAAAGCATTTGTTTCTCCATCATTGCTCAGTTGATATTGAGCCATCCAAAATTTATCGTCTACCTTATAAACTTCTGTACGGTATTCTCCATGGCGCCATGACGTATCAGATTCTGTATAAATAGGATCTAATTCAAGAAGTTCTTCACAAGAAGGTTTAAACATGTTTAGTTCCTTTTGAATGGTTTATATACGAATACCTTTAAGCCTTTATCCTTCGCTTCCTTTATCATATGCTTCGTACCTCGGGAAGTACCATCCCATACTGCTATAAGAGCATCAGCATATTCTGCCATCACTGCATTACGCAACAAGCCTGCGTGCTTACCTTGTTCCCAATCGGGTTTGAAGTACTTAACCGAAACGTTACGAGGATTTTCTATATATTCCCCTTGTGTTTTTGCCCAAGAAGCACCGAGAGTATCTACTCCTCGTGCATTTCCACATACTACTTGGGTTATATCGAATCCTGATAAGCGTATTGCCTTCTCTACATGATGCATATCACTTATGGATCTGGAACCAGCTATTATACATTTCATTGTAACGTATATCCTATGCCTGCCAACTCTTCTATCTTCTTCATTATCTCATCGAGTTTGCCCTCAAGTACATCCAGCTCGTCCTGTTTCTCGCGAGTAAGGATACCTCCTCCGCCTCGAAGCTGCATACCATCTTGTGCATATATAATCATAAGCGTCTTAAGTGCTTCTACTTGTGCCAGTTCTTTGCTCATATCACATCCTTCCACATATAACCATTCCACTTGACTTGCCTTCTGCGGTTACTCATGGCACCTATCACAATATATTTTTCACGTCCAACTAAGTCTGTTAATTGATTCCAGTGATCTTCTATTGCCAATTCTGGAGTAGTTCCGTTTCCGTATTTACCCTTAAGCATAGCACCTTCTTTTACTTCTGCGGATTGTTGCACGTACCAATTCTCAATACCTCTCATGAGAATTTGAATAGGAGCCAATGCATTTAGTGCTGCGGCTTTCTCTTGCCAGTTCATATTGATGTACATCCTTGAGAACCACACCACAAAATTACGTTTCCTACTATACCCAAAAGTAAAACTGCTACCATTTTCATGCTTTCACACTTCCTACGGGTAACACCCGTTCTCTTTCGCCTGTTAACCAGCTTCCGCAACTGGTACATTGTAATCGTCGGGTACGCATCACTTGTGCGTAGTTCCAACCTCTCTTTTGTATCTTACCACTTGTCCCACACTTGGGGCAAGCACTTTCATTACCTGTTATGGAATTCAACGAAATACGAGAAGATACTAAGGGGAGTAAGGCATCGTACCCTTCTTCCAATACTTTAATATCTGCTACGCAGTGTCGTACTATAGAGTTCATCGCTTTCTTGTTGCCGTGGAGAGCGAGGTACCACTCCTGCAATTTGAGCGGAGTCTTACGCTCCGCGAAGCCTAACCACTCCGATACATTCTTCATCGAATTGGACCCGAGAGCGAGCTTATTCTTGCACGTTCTCCAAAGGTCGATGTGTTTTATGTTAGGCAGGATGCCTAACCCGTGGTGCATCAGACGTGTATTAATTCCCGGAATATCGCATTTTATGCCGTACCAAGATACCCATATGTCGGCATCTATGAGCGTTGCTTTCATATCTTTAAGCATACGCTTCTCTGCTGTGAAGAAGTTAGATCCGTAATCGTCTACTCTTTGCGTGGTAACTTTTGTGTTACCGTACCACTTGGAGCACATGCAGTAGATTAAACCTACGTCAGTGGAGAATCCTCGCCATGCTTTAGGGTGCATGAATTCCGTATCGAGCATTAAGATCTTGGGTTCTCTCATTTTCTTTTTGCCTTATAATACCTTTCTTTTGGTACGTTTTGTAGAACAGGAATTACATACCAATTCAGATTAAAGCCATCTTCATGCAAATCTGCTTGTTCTAACCAATATGTACAACCTCCTAACCAATTACGTTTAGTTATACATCTTCTTATTTGGCCCTTGTAAGCTGGCGCATGATGATACTTCATTTCCATTCTTCCATCTCTTTCAACAGGTCTACTTTATCCAAGTGAAGGTAGACGAAGTTGATGAGATCCATCAATTCGTACAAAGTGACTACGGTACTTATCTCTCCACAGGAATTACACTTTATCCCTCGTTCTAACTCTTCTGTTTCCGGCTTGATCGTACCGCATCTAAAGCATGCGGTAATCTTACCCAAGTCTCCTTTACTTTTCATTGGTTAGTCCTTAAGTCTTTAAACCAAGCTTTAGGTATTTTCCCTATTGCATACGTGATTCCATTCTTCTCGCACCAATCGCTATACTTTGATTTGTGCTTCTTTGTTATCCAGTTGTCATACATGAATACCATTCTAAAGTCCCACTCTACCAACTGGATGTTAAGTGAGCGTGCCTTCGTTCTCTCTGCGGAATCAAAGATTCCTTTAGCTTCTATTATCATATTACCTATTACGAAGTCCGGTATATACTTACGAGGCTTTATGATAAGAGAGCTATCACATTGTAAGCACTTGTAGTTAGGTACCGCTACGTAGTAGGCAAGAGAGAAAGGTTCGTACCTGTACTCTATTTTGTTAGCCGTGAGCTGTCTTGCTATTCTTGCTTCGAATTTGGATCGCATAATGTAAATTCTATTGTTTTTGTTTCCACAGGCCAGCACTGATCAAATACTGCACTACCTTCTCGGAGGTCATTGGTTTCGCCATCGTTTGAAAGCTGATAGGTAGTCATCCAATAAGTTCGTGTATTTTCTTCGTAATACACTTCTGTTCGGTATTCTCCGTGCCTCCACGAAGTATCACTTTCTTTATAAACAGGATCAAGTTCTAGATTCCAGATTGTTTCAACATCCATTTTCATAATCCCGGCACGTCGCGGTGCATCCATAAGAGTTTACGATGTAGATCTAGTTGTGTCTTCCATTCGATATCGAAGGCTTTCTCATATTGCTTACGCACGATTTTGGAAGACTCTTTCTTGTCAGTAACACGATTAAGGAGATCGTAGGTACCCTTCGGTCCCATCTTAGGAACTCCCTTGATGTTATCCGTACCATCTCCCATCAACATCTGAGCGTGATAAAACTTCAATCCCGTCCCCTTCAATGTTTTCTTATCCTTCGATAGAGCAAGAGTTCCGAAACCCTCTACCTCTATGTGCTCTCCTGTATCATAGTTGTAGTGGGTACCCGGCACTTGCAACAGATCCTTGTCGATAGTGCAAATAACCGTAGTATCCTTCTGGCACGTAGCGAGGGCATCATCTGCCTCGTACACATCTATCACTTCCGCACCGTGTTGGGTAATCATATACTCACGTATCTCATCGTAGTATACGGGACGAGGAGATTTACGATTAGCCTTGTACGCAGGATAGATTTCCTTTCGAAACTGATCCCCTCCGGTAAGAAATCCCCGGAAGGAAGTTGCACGGGTATTCTCAAGGATAGACTCTATTCTTTTCTTGACCGTATGTAGTACGTTAGCCAAAGGCTCTGTCCACATTTCATCGACAAGTTCGTAAGAGTCTTTTTCCAAGCCTACATCTTCCGCCCATCGGTGGGCTTCTGTCCTAGTCTCGAAAGAAGTACGTGGAGACTCCTCTCCTTTGATTGTGATGTAGTACATGTGATGCTCTCCGACAAAGCCGGAAGAGTACACAATAGGATCAAGGTCTATTAGTGCTGTTGTCAAAAGACACCTTCCATAATCAAAGTGTGGTAACGCTGTAAAAACTCGGCCTTTGCTTTCCTCCAATCCCAAGGGACTATCCCTCCGTGTACGGGAGGGTCAAACATCTTAGCCTCTATAGCTTGTATTTCCTTATCCGCTTTGCGTATAGTAGGAGGCATAGGATACTCAAGATTGTACTTCTTAGCCACTGCCTTGTCTATACTCTCTTCCAAATCGAAGATTTGAGGAATAAGGTGTTTGATAGGAGTAGGAAAGTCTCCCGTATACGCCTCTGATGCGTCGTGCAAGAGGCCTTCTAAGGGATAATCACTTACCAGGTCCGACACCAGACAGCAGTGCTGTGCAACGCTGTAAGGCTGGTACAAGTGCCCGTTGAAACGGGTAAGTTGTGCCAAAGAATGGGCAATATCGTAGATATCCAACGTATCGGGATCAATTTCCTCCCCCACATAGCGGGGGAAGAAGAATTGAATACCACTATTCGTAGTGATCCACGGACGAGATTGCTCGTTAGTCATCATCGAAACCATCATCGTCTTCTGCATCCACAGCTTCAAGGACTACCGGAGGCGCTTCCTCTTCTTCCCAATCCCGTTCCGGGATTACCGTAATAGCCTGGTAATAGTCGTCCGCTACTTTGTGGATAAGACTCTTTGTTGCTTCCAAGACACCCATATCTTTCACGTTCTTGGCCTTAGCACCTACCTTAATATGCCCGTGCTCCACAAGAAACAACACAAGAGAAGTAGCTGTGTTAAGAGCGCCGGCATAACGGATACGCATGTCTTTGACATCCCATCCGCTGCTACTCTGTGATGCTTTGCCGTTGCTCTTGGTAGAAGGGGCAGGAGCTTCTACCTTCTTAATCGTATCAACGTCTACGTCCAAATTGTCGTAGATCGTTCCGTTAGCCTCTCTCTTAGTCAGTTCATAGTTGAACTGAACATTATCTCCTTTTTGCAAACCTTCGGATTTCTTTTTCATCCTATAGTAGAGTTTCTCTTCACCATCGAGGATGAACCAGAACCACCCGTGGTCGTTCTTTTGTACGTGGCTTACTCGGCCAGAATGTTGTGTCATCGTCTTTCTATTCCTCTTTAAATAGTCATATGTATATGTACTATCTTTTCCAAGATAGTTGTCGTTTACGTCGTCGCTGTAGTAGAAAGCCATTTGTCTTCCCAATCTTTAGAAGTGTGCCAATGACTTCCTATATTGAAGTCTACAACAAGTGGGATGTTTATGTCCAACTTGTAGAGTTTGAGCATAGCAGCAACGACATGCTTTGTCAAACACTGCTTTACAAGCGTCTGATATTCCTCTAGTTCTTCATCCGAAACTTCGCTTAGGATAGAATCGTGGATCGTATTTATGATCCGGGATTTCATCCCGCGTGCCTTCATCTTGTGCCACAAGATCGTAAGTGCCATCGGCACCACATCTGCACCACAGATACTTTGTATCGGAAAGTTATATATGTTCGCACCGTTCGTTATGTAAGGTCCGAACGGACTCTTACTATTCCCTCCTAACCTCGTTCCTGGGAAATAAAACCTAAGTCCGCTAGCAATCGTGAGAGAATCTTTAGCTGATCGAAGGACATCTCCACACCATCTATCTTGAGTGTCTGCGATTCCTCTGTACTTGGACTTAAAACCAAGGTAATAAGCAACCTGTTCGGGGGTTCCGGATCTACCATAATAAAGTGGTTTGAAGGTGTGTCGTTTGGCGTGCCTTCTTTCTTCTTCGGTAATATCTCCTTCATCTTTTGAATACATTTCTGACGCAGTGTATCGATGGATATCATAATCGCTCCGTATTAATTCTAGTGTTGGTTCGTCCTGGGTAAGTACTGCTGCCATCTTAAACTCAAGTTGAGAGTAGTCTACTTCTACAAAGTGTCCGTACTTTGCCTTGTACACTGGCTTAAGTTCGTTGTCTTGGTTCTGAAACTGCAGCTTGTACTTTTCTCCCTTACTGGAAGTACGGTGAGTCTTAGTACGTGTCTGGTGAATGGACGCATAAAGCGTCCCTCCGTTTCCGTCAATACACGCCTGCATGTTGTTAAGGTACTTCGATCGCTTATCCTTAAGCTTTCCGATCTCCATCTTTATCTCTTTGAATCTACGTTGCCGTTGATTCCGACAGACTAACACCCTTACTACGTCAGCATTAACTGCGTAGTACTCTGTCTCATCAAACGTTGCATGCTGCTTACGTAACTCTACGCCTGCGGGTGTAAGGATCGGTCGCTTGTACGGATCGTACGCAGGCTTGAATTTGAGATCCTCGAACATAACCTTGCGCATCTGAGGAACGGACTTAGGATTCGCCCCTCCTGTGATGGCGGAAAACTCTGTTTCAAGTTCTCGCAGCCTGTTCGATATCTTAGCTGTTACTTTCCCTACCCGTTCAGGGTCAAGGGTCATCCCATTCGGCTCGATATCGACCAAACAAGGAGTAAAAACATTACGCACAAAAGCCACAGGCAATAGCCCGCTATCATCAAGGTACCTTCGCTGCTCAAGAAATAGCTTGTGAAGCTGACCCACATCCTGCGCAGCGTAGCCTTGCCAGTATTCAAAAGGTATTTCACTTAGACACATCCCCCCTTTGAGCATATTAGCAACGTGATTCTCCTTACCATTTAACCCATACCTGTGGAGAGTATCATCAAGGTTAATGGGCTGTTTACGATTGCCAAGTATAATATATTCACCAAGCATAGTACAATAAGAGAGAATTTGATCCAAAACACAACCGCATCGTGTAAACCATCCGAGTTCAAATTTAGTGTTATGTGCCACAAAGAAATCAGCAGTACTGAGGATGCTATCAATGAAATAAGACTGTTCATATTCATTTCCCTTTATGATGACGTTCCGGTCCCCAAATCTCTTCCTCTGGGGATGCTCCGGACCTAAACAGAACTGGACGCTCAGAAGGCGATTGTCGGGGTTCTTCCACATCCCTTCCAATCTCGTTGTCTCCACATCTACTATCACATAGTTCTCGGAGAGATAGATTGATGGATCTAAGTTCGTTAAGAATTTGGGCAAACTTCTCGTAGAGTCTTTCTTCCTGCCGTTCATTCACGTTAATTTCCTACTGTCCAATGAATAAGCCATCCGTTAGCTTGGAGTCCTATTACTATGCCTATTGCGATAATCACAATATGGTAGAGGGCATTGATAATAAATTCTTTCATATCTATTCAACCTTAACTCTTTGTGTATCGAACGTTGTTCGGAAGGGTAAGTGGATGCCGGAAATCTTGTTGCGTATCACGCTACACATCCTCTGACCCCCATTAATATACTCCACTGTACCTCCAATGCCAATCAAAAGATCGGATTGGGCGGGACATCCTACTTTACTATAGTCCATATCGTTCTGAGTTATGTACATTTTATCCTGGGCAGTAGCAGAGGCTTGCGTAACGCTTACAGGTACAAGGTTACACTCCTTACCTAACGTACGCATGAACATAGATGCTCGTTCTCGTTGTTGCTCAGGCGATTGTACCCCCGTGATCCTTAGATTACGTATCTGGTTCACAATCAACACATCCGGCTTATTGTCCTTAGCCCACTTCCTTATCTCGTGGGGTGTGCCGGGAGTTATCTCTTTGAAGATGAACTCTCCCTTTAATGCAAGTGCCTTCTCTATGTGAGGCTCTGGTCCTAGCTTAAAATCTTGAAGGGTTGTACCCGCTGCTCGTACTACGTAGCGCTTGAGTACATCCTCGGGGTTATCCTCGTTGTCGAGGAAACCCACCTTCAATCCTTGTTTCACAAAGCCGTATGCCATGTTCAATATAAACAGAGACTTACCTATTTCTCCTAATCCGAACACCATGATATGGTGCTTGCGGCTTACACCTCCTTCCAACTGTCTGTTCAAAATAGAGGGCAGTACCTTAATCTTTTTGCCAGAGGTTGTCAACAGCTCGTTCAGATCATCAACACGCAGCGTACGCTTCTCGCGCGATCGTTGCTTGATCTGGTGAAACTCTTCAAAGAGTGTAGTTAGTTGGGGATCGTCGGTACGACAGGCGAGGGCAATCTTGTTGCGGATTACCTCGCTCTGCAGATCTTCAATCTGCGTGATTAGATTAGGGAGGGAAACTGCTTCCTTGAAAACAAAGGTTTTGAGTGCTTCGAAGTGTTTCGGATAGTTCTTCTCAAGTCTGTCCTTGAGTATATCCGTATCAGCAGTTTGTATGGCTTGATCTTGTGTGTAGTATTTGGAGATCTCTTCCCAGATTATGCCGCCTGCGTCGCTTAGATATTCGCCTATGGCGAAGTGTTCTAGAGTTTCGTAGGCTTCTCGGGAGTCGATTGATGCTGAGAGTATTTTTTGTTCCATTCTTCGTAGGATGTGTCCTTGGGGTCTTTGTCCAAATCCAGTATTCTAATATTATCAAAATACAGGTTGTACTTTCGGTATATTCTTTGAGCAGCAGCGGCTGCGTCGGGATCAAGCGCTATTATAAGGCGATTGAAATGTTTACGCAAGCTTAACGCTTGCTCATCTGTCATGTGAGTACCAAGCAACGCTACTCCATTCACTTTCTGAGCAGAGATACAGTCCTCTACTATCGTTACACTTTCAGTATTTAGATATCCTCCAGGACCTAGATGTACTGTCGGAGACTTAAAAAAAGGAGGGTAATACAAGTGGGGTCCGGGAGTATCGAAGTAGTTAACGGACTTCGGTCCCTTCCATCTGGTGTATCCTGACAATGCTTTAGCTACATAGCCGTAAGTATATCCTTCGTAGTTTCGTGCTTCGAAAACCAGACGGAAGTGGCCCGTATCCCATTTACATACTGGAATGAATCCGTACAACGAGTAAAGTATCTCTTCCATATCTAAAGGAAGGCCGGTAGTAGGGTATTTGAAAGGTTTAGCCCTAAACTTTTTCTCCTTCTTGAAAGAAGATACGTCCAGAACATTCTGAGGCATAGTACCTATGAATCCAGAAGAATCTTCTGGGGGACAGCTATCACGGTAGCAGTTGTACAACAACCCCTCTTCGTTGCGAGTTATCGTAAAGGAATGTTCTCGTGCGTTACAAAAAGGGCAGACTCCCCGAAGGGAGTCTGCAATGGCGAGATCGAGTGCAAGTAGTTTGATCTCGGAGATGATGTTACGTTTCATGGAAAACTACTTTTATGATGTTCTTTCGAGTCACGATAAAATCCTAAGTAAAAGTGGAGTGTTGCCCACGAGTCGAACGTGAAGTGACACCAAGTAGGCATGACCCTGTGACTTCTAGTGTCCGGTTGCCGTTCCAAACAACACCAAAAACAGATTACACCTTTACCAACGCCTTGTCAATCCTCTTCAACTCTTCTTGTATCTGCTTATGGTGCAGATAGTAAGTAGCAGTACCTACTCTTTTACGGGAAAGGTTATCTATGTACTCCTGCCACACCACTGTTGCTTTTGCTTGAGCAATAAAGATACGCGCCTGTGTAACATCTACAAATATCTCTTCGATGCCTTGGTTTCTCACAGGAAAATGTCTTCATCAAAGTTTAAAGGGAAAGGAGTATTCTCATCACGCAGAGAGAATACATCGCATTCTTGGGTACACATATACTCCTCTTCTTCAGGATTAGCACCACAGTAGGGGCACAACGAGAACTCGTCTAAGGCTAGTTCCTCTATCAGATCGTCAACTGTTGGATTTCTTAGTTCTGTCATAGTTTTTCCTTAAAGGGAGTCTCGTGCATGTGCCAGTACAAACGTTTTCTGTATTCTTCGTAGGTCATAGGGGGAAAATTCACTTTGTATCTTAAGTAATGCTCTGTGGCTAGTACCTCTAGCCAATTTTTGGCTAGACTTTTGTTTGTAGTACAAGCCTCAACGCTATCGTTACAGCAAATAACATAACAAATTGTACTCATAATCTCTACTCCTATAGAAAGAGACTCCCGTGAATCACGTCGAAAAAGCTAGTGCGAGCATTTTTATGATGCTCGCTTGCGTAGCGAAAGCGAAGCAAATAGCTATTTTAGCACGCCTTCTATCTGATTGCAATATCTAAGTTTCTATCTCCAAGGCTACAAAGTCAGGCTTTGCTGTTGCTTGGATCTCTTCCCAGACTTTCTTGTTGCCCATGTCATGAGTCCAAACAGTCCAAACAGATCGTTTCATAATCTGTTTTATATACTTATGCATATCACTGAAATCTCCTAACAAAAATCCTGTATAGGCAGAGATTATTGCCGCTTCTCGTTTAGTTAACATATAAGTACTCCTTTGCTTTAGTTAGGCGACAAGTACGCCGCATTTTTCCCACCACAGATCCAAGTACCTCGGCCACACGTCATCAGATAAACCTACTTCCCAAACACGCATAAGTTCACTGTAGGGCATAGTCCTGCCCCAGTAGCGCTCGTATGCGTGCTGGAGGATATATGAATCGGTAAAGTGAGGGTTTAAAGATGAGAACCAATCGCTACCAAACTCTACGATCAGTTCATCGAAAGTGTACAAAGTTTTCACGTTCTAAAGTACTGTTACCCATTTCATAGCAGTTTTTAACAGACTATAGTAATCGCCAGCCATAGATTCCTCCATGTAATCATCTACAACAGACTGGTCTACTTTGGCTTGTTTTTGCAGTTCTCGGGAAACTGTTCCCATAATGCTAAAAGCATTGCCATCTTCTCCTGTTAATTGTACTACCACATCGGGATATTTAGGTATCATAATCACAGCTCCTTAAAAAGGTATGAATTCTTACCGTTTTCCTTAAAAACCTTAAAAACGGTAGGAACCGAAACGCGATAATTTCAGATTCGAGCGGCTTTGTCAACCCTGGAGCTTTGTTCAATGTTTGGATTTGTTAGAAATGAACAAGTTTAACTTGTGAACGGGGATGTGAAATGAACAGGTGACGGGAATCAATAGCGTGTGTTATAATTCGCGAGCTGAGGTAACTAATTGAAATGAAGGAGAATTCTAATGGCTGAGTCTAGTAACAAATCGCTGGGAATGTGTCAGATCTGCCAAGATGAGGTATTCGGATGAAGGCTTGGCATTTTGTTGGCGACACACTTCGCAATGGTGGCCCTATCCCTGCCGATGGGGAATTGCTTGCCTATAACGGCAATATCAAGATGTGTGAATCGGGGTTACATGCGTCAATAAGATTAATCGATGCTTTGAAATACGCACCCGGTTCTACAATCTGCCGGGTTGATTGCGATACCATTATGGAAAAGGGTAACGATAAATTAGTGTGTGGTTACCGCACTATTTTATGGCGTGTCGGTGGTGAGGAGTTGTTACGAAAGTTTGCGCGGTTATGTGCGTTGGATGTTGTAGATGCTTGGGATTGTCCATCGATAGTGCTTCAATGGCTTAGGGGCGATTTTGCTGCGGAGTCTGCTGCGGGGTCTGCTGCGAAGTTTGCTGCGGAGTCTGCTGCGTGGTCTGCTGCGGAGTTTGCTGCGTGGTCTGCTGCGAAGTTTGCTGCGGAGTCTGCTGCGTGGTCTGCTGCGGAGTTTGCTGCGTGGTCTGCTGCGAAGTTTGCTGCGAAGTCTGCTGCGGAGTTTGCTGCGGAGTTTGCTGCGTGGTCTGCAGCGTGGTCTGCAGCGACGAGGTCTGCTGCGGAGTCTGCTGCGGAGTCTGCAGCGTGGTCTGCTACGAGGTCTGCTGCGGGGTCTGCTGCGAAGTTTGCTGCGGAGTCTGCTGCGGAGTCTAAACAAAACGCACGACTAGTGCGCATGGTAAGAGCCACACATAATGGATAACTTAGAAAAGCAAGTAAAACTCGCACTATCTCTGGTAAGTAATGTTCCGCAACTTACCAACCAGTCGCGAGCATTGATCTATACGGGTATTGTCTATCCCGCTGCTCATTTGTATCTATACGGAAGTGAACCGAGCAACCTGAGACAGGCTACTGCTCGATTGCCTCAATACACACAACTTAACGGAAGGGATTGTCCCGCGTTCCTTATCTCCCTGGATAACTACACGGCAACAATGCTGTCATCTAATCATTTCATATCTACATTTGTAGGGGATAAAATATGAATACACCTAATAAATACGAACTTACGAGTGAAACCAAAATTGTCTTTGGTACAAAAACGCTTTACAGAATTCGTGCTTTGATTTCTTTTGGTACAGTGAAAAAAGGAGAGACTGGAGGTTTTGTCGAAAGTGAAAACAATTTAAATCAAAGTGGGAATGCTTGGGTGTTTGGGGATGCTGAGGTGTATGGGAATGCTCGGGTGTATGGGGATGCTCGGGTGTATGGGGATGCTCGGGTGTTTGGGAATGCTCAGGTGTTTGGGGATGCTCGGGTGTATGGGGATGCTCGGGTGTTTGGGAATGCTCAGGTGTTTGGGGATGCTGAGGTGTTTGGGGATGCTCAGGTGTTTGGGGATGCTGAGGTGTATGGGAATGCTCGGGTGTTTGGGAATGCTTGGGTGTTTGGGGATGCTGAGGTGTATGGGAATGCTCGGGTGTATGGGGATGCTCGGGTGTCTGGGGATGCTCGGGTGTTTGGGAATGCTGAGGTGTTTGGGGATGAAAACTGCAAAAAATCCCCCATTGTTATCACTGGTCCTTTTTATACTGTAATTGTAGGGGATAAGTATGTATCGATAGGATGTAAGCAATATACCGCAAAAAAATGGCGAGCGTTTACACGCGAGCAAATTGAGAATATGGGTGGTAATTGGAATGATTTCGAAAAGCTAATAAAAGTTCTTGGAGCTTTAGGCTTGTAAGTAACCCTGCTATTAAAAAGGAATACCAGTGTATGAATATAAACATGCCACTTGATATAAACGAGAATGCTTGCAATGCAAACGATGATTATATCGTCGCTATCAAATTCAATGATCTGTTTGCTCGTGCTGTCGAAACACACGCAACACAAAAGGCCGCGTGGAAAGCACGCGACGTAATGAACAAACAAAATAAGTTAATGAAAAGGAAAGGGGAGTTTGTTGTCTATCGTATGCAGTTTTATCCAATGGACACTTGGAAATGAGTAGATACAACGGCTGGACTAATTACGAAACGTGGAACTGCAAGCTGTGGATGGATAACGATGAAGGCAGTTATCACTATTTCCAGGAAATGGCACAGCATCAAGCGGCCAATGGTGCGAATGCTTATGATTTGGGCAAAGAGATAGAGCAGTATTTTGAACAATTAGCGGAAGAATGGATGCCTGATCAAGCTTCCTTTTTCGCTGATATATTCAATGGTGCGCTGCATGAGGTAAATTGGTATGAGATTGCGCAAGCTCTATTGGAGGATATAGAATAATGTATCAGATAATCAGATATTCCTTTTACAAGCATGGTGGTCTGGCGCGTCGGAAAGTAATGCATCGCGGGTTAACCCTGGAACAAGCACAAGCTCACTGCTCACATCCGAATACTCTGTGCCCTGGTGTATGGTTCGAAGGGTATGAACGGGTACACGAGCAACCGTTGTACTGTAACACCAGTCGCAGAACAGTAATGGAGTAAATGATGTGCACACAATGTGAAGCTTTAATGATAAACGGCATTTACTGCCACGAGCACGGATGTCCGATAGCTTGGCAGGATTACAGCGTAGAGTGTAAATGGTGTGGTTCCAAATTTAAGCCAGAAGAGAAAGGCCAACGATTCTGCGAAGATAGCTGCGCGGAATCTTACAACAGTTAACAGTTTCGACAAGCGCACCAACCTTAGCCCCGCCTTGAGCGGGGCTCTTTTTGCCTGTGATTTGGGCAATGGTAAGGGTAGGGGTAGGTCGAGATAAGTGCTCAGGCGAGCTTAGACGAGCAAGAATTAGGTGTTAAGGCTACGATCTGATCGAATTGGGGAAAGATAGGCAAAGAAAAACCCCATATCAGAATGGGGCTAAAAGGAGGAGGAAAGGAAGGGTTATAACTTGCTGGCAGGTCGAAGTAATCCCGGCCGATAGTATTTAATGATTTCGCCGCTGAGCATTACGACGGTGAAGGCGCAGATTGTGATAGCTGTGACTATCATAACACTTGCTCGCTTTGCTGCGCGAGTGTTCCGCCCTCAAGGGCGGGGGTACGCTCCCGCTCCTTTTGTGCTGCGCTCGTCGCTTCTTGGTCCTTGATATAGCGCGGATAGTATTCCCGCATACGCAGCGTTGACAGATCAACGGACGGTAGCCCATATTCCTTTGTGAGTGTGTGTAACGCTGATTTATTGGCAACAAGTGAACCACGGTCGAATGTTACAAGTTGAGTACCGCCGCCGCGTGTGTACGCTTCGCATAACCTACTCACGTTTTATGGCCTCCTATGCGTGCAAGCTGGAGTGCAATAGTTAGATGTGCGTGTATACCTTTGGCAAATTCTCTACCTGAGGAATACTCACTTCCCGAATTTCCCCAGCGAGCAATTACGGTTTCGCCTGGATACGTGTTTTTACTCGTTCGCGTACCTGCGTGGTAGTACAGATCATGGTCGCACACGTGACCTAAAAAGATGCAATGATCGCAATCATGTTCGAACTTGGGTAGGTTGCTGAAGCAGATCACGTCCGCACCCCTTGGATTGTCCTTAACAGCACATGTACGCGCACACACTGTGCCCTAAGCTCCCGCTTAGCTGTACGGCATTCATTCATGAGATCGCCGCGCTTAGTACCGGAGGCACGCAACCGGGAAGGGTGCTGGTTTGCATGGGTTACTTTACCTCGTGCCGCTGCGTAGTTTGCACGTTGAATGTTCATCACGGCACCTTCCAATAAAAGCTTACGTTTTAGTGTGTTCATAATTCAATTCTCGATAAATGTATAGGTTGCGTAGTCGTTTGCCAGTTCCCCCGGAGCATCGTAAGATGCATGCCGAAATTCACTTTCTTCGCTAACGTCTATGCAATAGCCTCCGCAATCGTTTATTAGTGCGTCTATGCGTGCAATTTCATCATCACCATCATCATACAAGCTAAAGCTTGAGGCATCGCCGTTGATCAGGTAGGAAGCCCAATGCGTTGGCAGTGAAAGTTCGAATGTTTTAATAGGCATTATCGTCTCGCTCGATTAACTGCTCAATTAGCAGCGTATAGGGCATTTTGTCCGCGTGCAAACCGCTCTTTGTGGCATGGCAACGCGGCTGACCAGGTAGCAACCGCTTATGTCACGGCAACTATATGGGATGTTTGAATGCTCCGTCTCTTGATTAGAATCACATTTACACTCGGCAGTAGTTCCATGCGGCTCTACATAATTGTATTCGCCGCAATCATCGCAAGTACAAAGAACCCAGTCCTGACGATTGTAAATTGGTTTGTTGTGTCGGTACTTCATGCGAAAGCCTCGTCTACTCGACGTTTCATCAGTTGAGCCAGTATATCGGCATTCATTGCTGCGTCTACGCAATCGACAGTGTCGAGCAGTCGGATTGCCTGTTTAAGGCTATCGTGTGTGCACGGGCTATCGAGTAGTGCGTCACGTTCTCGAGCATAGGTCATTTATGTTTGTCCTTTCCGTGCGGTAGCGCGGACTCCACGCACAGCCGCTCTGCGGCGAGCATGGAGAGTGTTTGTTTCGTCTCACTTAATATCCAAGCATTCCCCGTGCCAGTTCGGGAAAGGTAATCAGAACGTGCGTTGTGTATGCTGTTGTGTATGCGCAACGGACACAAATGGTCACATTGTGACAAGCTGTTGTGTCACATCCTGACACTTATTGTCTATTAATGATATTGATGATAGGCATTAGTTTATTCTATGTGCGTCTCTCCCCCTCTCCTCAACGCTCATCAACCTAATAGTGTACTAAGTACACTTACCCCTGCCTACCTTGGTACAGCCTGCAATCAGGCACGCATGCATGGGGTAGGTACATGCGATTCATTCTCATGTAGACAGAGGGGATGCTGCACTGCAACACAAGTACAGATGATAATGGTTCGCAGAAAGAATGCTTTCCTTTTAGAGACCCTACGCCCCCTTCCCCAAAGTGGAGAAGAAGAGAAGAATTGGGGGGGAAGCCACCAGAACATACTTGCACACAATTTTTATTTTTTTGAAAAATCCTGAAAAACAAGTACACTTATTCAAATGCTCATTATGGGTATGATCCTACCCAATCTGGGATCGTAACCCCGTGCGCAGCACGGCATACGCCTGGAACGAAGTGAAGCCGTATATTAGTTCCCACCCTACAGCGTAGGCCCTAACACAGCGCCCTAGCGCTACTCCGTGCAGGCAGCCGCTTGTATGGCGGCGAGCACGGAGGACGGGCGCGGAGCACCTACTTGCTCCCGCCCCAGAGGTATATACATAATTTAGTATATTAGCAAACTCTAATATACGCGGCAAACTGAGGTGCCTTCGGCTAGATTTAGTACATATATACCCGAATATACCCTCTAGGGTATAGAGGGTGTCAAGGGTTTTAGAGTACAGATATGCCTTGTTATTGTGAGGTACTTCACATTTCGAGAAGAAAGTCGTTGACTTGATACGAGAAATGTAGTATAAGGTACTGTCTGCTCTTAAGAGTGGCTATGTACATACTCCTGAGGGAGTAGGCAACGCCGAAACCGACCGAAGGAGTATTCGAACAGAGTGATTTTACTTTTATGGTAAAATCTGTTAAGGTACTCGGTACCGACAACACACGGGTCATAAGTGTTGGAGGTACAGTAGAACATAGAGTTTTTAAGAAGAGTACCCGATTGAAAGAGGAAAAAGCCTAATGAAGATAAGAGAAGGTGTGTGGTCTAATCTAAGTGCTGAGCAGGCAATAGAAGCAGCGATTAAGGCAGTGAGCGAAAGCGGAACTGACGAAATACCAACAAAGGTTGTACTCCAGATTCTGACCCGACTAAAAGAAAGGGCAGAAGCTACGAATGCCTAAGAAGAAGCAGAGTAATCTGCTCAAGAACATGGATTTGGACTCTCTTCACCATCCCCGGAGTACGTACACTCCAGAGCAGAAGATAGCCGCAGTGATGGCATTTGTACTAACGGGTACATCCTTCCAGGCAGAGAGGCTTTGTGGCGTATCCGCTGATAAAATCCGTTGCTGGAAGCAATCGGATTGGTGGGACGAGGCAGCAGAGGCTTGCCGACGAGAGAAGCAGGAAGAGCTGGATGGTGTGATGACAAACATCATTCACACAGCTATCGAGAAGGTAAGCGATAGAATCGCTCTCGGAGAGATTATCTACGTAGACGGCATACCCATGCCGGATGAGAGTACCGAGGATGGGTTTGCTCACAAGCCGCTGTCGCTAAGGGAGTTGACAGTAACACTCGGAATACTGTATGATAAGCGTAATCTGATCAGAGGAGATCCGACGAGCATAAGCGGTAAGACGGATACTCCGACCAAGATGAAGGAACTCACGGATGCGTTCAAGGAACTGTCAAAGGATATCAAGGCTAAGAAACCTATTATTGTAGGCGAGGCAACGGTTGTAGATGGAATTGGGGTTGTGAATGATGAAGGAAACTAGAGATGAGATGTAGAGATTTAATCAAGTATATAGTTGTATCTGTTCTGCTTGTTGTTGCTTCTTATGCCTGTTCCTTAATTGTGATCAGTCCACCAGTACAACCACCTACGCCCCCACCAATAGCGTTCCCTGTCCCTCATTTCCATGAGCCGACTCTCAACGGCGTTGAGCAACTGCTCGTCTTAGACGAGCGCTGGGTCATCGTTGTTGTGAACAAGCTCGATGAACTTGTTGCCGAAATCGATAACGCCTCTGATGGATTGTTTGTGCAGGATATCGAAATGTGGCTCAGTACTCGGGAGACCTCCAGCCCAAATTGGGCTGCCTACAACCGCAGGTGGACGACGCGGGATGAGCACATCGCACAGGCTCGTCTCGATGTCGGTGAGCTTTTGTTGAGTCAGACCAGCCACTACACGGTCACGAGCGTCGATGACGACAATTATGTGGCGCCAGTGGCGCCGACTTTAGCAGACCGTCTCTATGTTTCAGAAGGTGATGACAGGAAATATGGTGGGACATTTACCGCGAACTATAACGTCTACGCCTATTTGGAACTTCCAACCCCAATGCAAGACGGGGCGACGTACACGATTGCCTTGAACGAAGACAAGAGCGTCACTTTTCTATTCGACCGTCTGTACACTGTGTCGCGCGCCATCAAGGTAAACCAGGTCGGATATTTGCCCGATGCTGGGCAGAAGCGTGCGTATCTGGGTGCATACTTGTACCAGTTTGGACCCTTGGATCTTTCGCACGCCACCACGTTCGAGGTGATAGACGCGACGAATCACGAGGTGGTGTTCACCGGTGACATATCACTACTTGAAGCCAATCCTCAGTTTGAGCCGCCGACAAACACTGATATGATGTATGGCGAGGATGTCTACGTCGCAGACTTTACTTCGATGACCCAGGAGGGTGTCTTTTTTATCAGCGTTCCGGGGATCGGAAGGTCGTGGCCGTTTCGGCATGATGCGTCGGCATATGCACCTGTTTTTCATACGATGGCACGGGGGCTCTACCTGCAACGGGCAGGCGTGCCCATTGAGGAGGAGCGAACGAATTGGCCACGTCGTAAAGCGGTGAGGGGGCCTTTGTTCTACGAATCAGAGCACGTTCAGTTTCCTCCGCATTCGGGTAACCCTCCCGGCTACGACAGATTCGATGTCATCGGTGCCTCCATCGACTATACGAGGAGCACCCCTGAGGCTTCTGGAGGATGGCACGATGCTGCTGATTGGGACTCCAACCAGGGCCATTATACGATCGTCTTCGATTTGTTACATGCCTTCGCCCTTAATCCAAGTTTGCAGGACATGCAGCTCAACATTCCAGAGTCGGGAGATGGGATTCCCGACATCTTGAATGAGGTTCGCCACGGATTGGAGTTGTGGCGGCTCAGTCAGGAGGCAGACGGTGGCGTCTCAGGGATGTTGGAGACGTGGACGCATCCAGACATCGATGCGGAAACTGGTAATGGTAGAGTTGACTATGCGTTCGCACAGCGCACTCGATGGACTTCACTTATATTTGCCGCTGCTGCAGCTCAGTACGCGCAGCTAGTCGCCCCCTACGACGCTGCAGACGCGGCACTGTATCGAGCCTCGGCAGAAGACGCCTACGCGTTCGGGAACAATCCTGCCAACTCCCTGGGAGCGACAATCATTCACGCGGCCGAGAATCGAGGTTCCGGTACTCCATATACAATCGAGTGGACAGAATTGGACGAATACATCACGCCGTACCTGATGCACGCCAAGCTGCGGCTCTACCTGTTGACCAAGGATACGTCATACTTAACCGATGCCCCAAGTGTTCTAGAGTTGGAGTCCACATCTCATTTTCCATTCGAGTGGAAGTTTACGCATAAGGACTGGTCTCCGTGGATTTTCTTCAGCATCATAGAAGCAGCCGAAGAGTTACCTTCTTTAGCTGCGACATGGACGACTTGGTTTATCAATGACGCAGATGCGCTTGTTGCACATGTAGATGACGCACCCTATGCCATGACGTGGCCTAGACGGCAGGATTTCTTTGCGGCTTGGGGTAATACCGTGTTAACGAACTACAACCGTTCGCTCTTCATTGCGTACGAGATGACCGGAGATGCGAAGTACCGTGATGCTGCGATTTCGAATGCTAATTATGTCTTGGGTGCGAATCCGATGGGTTTATCGTGGGCAACAGGGATTGGGTACGCCTATCCTGTAGAGATTCAGCACAAGCCTTCCGACATCGATGATATCGATGATCCAGTTCCCGGCATTGTTCTTTTTGGAATTACAGGTGGTCCGATTTATTCGGCCTTTCGTAACGACGTCTGGGAGTCTCCAAACCCGCTCGGGGGTACGGTTGATTTTGTTAGCCACGCTTCTCAGCGTACACCCCCGTTTTGGCGTAGGTGGATGATACATCCCCGATTAAACACAGGACAGTGTGAATTCACCATACACGAAACCAATTCGTCGCTAATTTTTACCGCAGCTATGCTGCTCCGGGAACAGCTCATTATAGAGCAAAATCCCAAGGAACCCGGCGCACTATATGGTAGGTGGTACTTGCCATAGTCGCTGTTTTGTTAATACACGCTAAGAAGTAAACGACTACGAAAAGGAAGTATATTAGAATGCCAACAACTAAAAATAAGCTCGAATCTGACAAACCGGAAGTACGGATGCGTCCGTTACGGGATTCCTATAATGTCCGAGATCACGCAAAAAGCGAAAGTACGGGAGGCTCTTATTCGACAGGCTCTAAGGCGAAAGCTGCCGCGAATAAGAAATACGCATCTTCGTCAAAGGATAGCGGTACTCTTGAGGAAATGCTCAAGCGAAGAGAGAAGAAGTAGGCATGGGAAAGAAGAAGAGTAGGGCACATAGAGCGTATGAGAAGGCAGCTCCCGCTGCCCCTAAACCTAAAGCACCCACTATTCCTAAACCAAAGATGTACAAGAAGAAAAATGCCTAAAGTACTTCTATCGAAGTACGACGTTATCTATGATAACGCTTGACATTTAGATCTGAGTGTGGTATAAGAGGAAAAGAGTTAATGGTGTTCGAGATACCAAAGAAGTTTAACATAGTATGTCACACCATAACGGTAAGGCAGGATAAAGACGATACTCTGGATGATCTAGGAGCACACGGGGCGTGGGTGGCACAACGTAACGAGATACTTATACGTTCTACGTTACCTCCGACACGGAAGTTCCAGACGTTTTGTCACGAGCTAGAGCATGCCGTACAGCGTTCAATGGGAATAGGGAATGACGAACACGACGAGAAAGAAGTAGATCTCCGAGGTTCATTGCTTGCCCAAGCGTTGTTGAGTTTTAAAGGAACGTTATAGATGGAGAACATAGATAAGCTGCTTGCTGCAACGATGCGAGTGAAGCGTCGTCACTTGGAGAAGATAGAGAATTCGAAGGACTACAACGAGATCCGCAAGATAAATAGAAACGTAAGTGTGATCAATATCATAGAGGCAATCTTAAAAGATGCCGCACATCCAAAGAACGAACAGGAACATGGACCCTAGCATGACGATAGAATCTATTAAGATTAAGCTGACGAAAGACGAAGCAGTAGAACTACCCCTTGAAGCAGCACGCGAGTTGTACGAGGGTTTACATGAGTTATTTGGTAAGAGAAAAGTACCTTCTTATCCCTTGGAGTTTGAACCCTATTGGACATGGTATAAGACGTGGGATCTTGATGATAGGGGCAAGTTTTCTTACCACGTAACTTACAATGACACGCTAACGTGAGAATAGTATGCAAAGGGAATTCCCTTTGGTTTAAGAATAGAATTCTAGGTTTCGGTTGGTATTGGAAAAAGCGCCGTTACGGATATTACATTAAGTTTAAGAAGTAGGAAACATCTATTATGAAATTAACTAGAGTAGCTTTGACAGGTTGGTTTGTGACTATATTGGGCGGATTATCTTTGTTCGGTTTTGGTTTGCCCCTTGACCTAGTCACGGAATTGTCACAGAACCTATCCAATGCATTGTTTGATGTTGTGGATAGTGGCTTTGCAATCTATAACGTACTTGTAGGTGCATTTCTTATACTGTTGAATAAACTCACAGATGGTGCCAAGATGATACTAAATTGGATCAAGGATCTAATCGGATTTTAACTAATATGAAAAATTTACTTATAGCCTTCTTTGTAACCCTGTTGGTTACAGGGTGTGCTCTGAAACCAGAAACTAAGTTGGTCTGCGATGACGCAGTAGCCTATGCCGAAGATAATATGCTTACGTGTGTTACGATAGGCGAAGGGTGCGAAGAGATTTATCGTCGGTTGGACGACTGTACGGATCGTATTACTCAGGATCAACAGGACGGCCTTGTAGATCTAATCAACAAGATTATACTTGGTATCGGCATCCTCGATGCGAATGCAGTTGCCGTAGGCGACAATGCACACGCTCGTGCCAATGATATGAAGTCTTATATCAACGGCCTTTAAACTTTATTTATGCATCTTTAGTACAACAAGCAGTACGTCAGTTTTTGGGACTGAAGATCTGGGTGCAAGTCCTGGGAGATGACTTTAAAGCATGGAATGGATCATAATAGGAGTATTTGTAGGTTTAGCAACCTTCGGCAATGACTTCAAACTGGATGTCCGTAAAGGAGCGGAAGTTGAGTTGAAGGAAGGAATCGAAGCTCGCTTGACAAACGAAGGAGACGCTCCTATAATTGAGTTCAAGATAGAGTTTGACTAGGAAGTACTTTGGTGCCGGAACAGGTATACGGAGAACCTTCCTTCGGGGAGAGTAGAGTTGCGGGTTCGACTCCCGTTCAAAGTACTTTTTAACTTCTCGCGAGCCTCGGCGCGAATCAACAAATGACCGAGGCTGATTTAAGAGGTTACATCGTATGAGAGATAAGCTATTAACGATCTTTGCAGGCTTGGTTGTACTAGGTTTGCTGTACTTGGCCTTCGGGCCGGAAGCAAAAGCGCAACCGTTAATTACTTTTGATCACTACCTTATTACGCCTGAGGGGAAAGATTTGTGGAAGCATAGGGTGTACGGTCCAACTGCTGACGAGAATGAAGTAGTAAAGCGAACGTTTGAAGAAGCAGAGGTTATGAAGCCTTGGTGGATTCTTCTTGAAGATGAGGGACCAACTAAGGTTTGTCACACTTGGTTGATGATAACAGATGATCTGTGGCAGCATCTTATGACGGGAATGATTGACGATTCGCAGTTCCGTGCGATGTCAATGATAGCATCGAAGGATTGTGCGAAAGCAGCAGGCATTCGTACGTTGGACTAAGGTGTTATGTGGAGATGAGTAAATATGTTACAGTAACTTCCGGAGGAGAAAGAGTAGTTGATATAAATGCTCTTATCAGAAGTTCGGAAGGAATGAAGATGTTAAAACGTGTTGCAAACTTTAAATGCCGAGCGATTGTTCGGCTTGAGAATACATGCCGAGCTGTCGGCGGTGCGTACCTTCGGGGTACTAGGAATACTGGCAGCGGAAGAGGATATGACAGGGCCCCGTGTGTAGGGAAAACTTAAACAAGTTTAAGTTTGTATATGGATTGAGAGAAGAGATAGGAGACTACCCCAGATGCGCATGGATGATTACTTTGGGGGTAGTCTAAAGGGTTTTCGGATAGAGAGCCTTTTAGACTATAGTTTAGATCCCGTTATACGCGATACAATGTAGAGCACGAATAACATCCTTAGTATAACGGCTTTTTATTAAAAAGGAAGATAGCGCTGCGAGGGTAGCAACTAGTTTTGAACACTAGGCCAGCGTAACCGCTGAGGGTTCGACTCCTTTGTCTTCCTCCAAATTTAGAATAACAACAAAAGGACCAAGGAATGTGCCGGATTCAAATGAACGAGAAGGAAGAAATAACTCAGGATCATTTAGAATTGCCGGGATGGTCGTACCTTGGCCTATCATTGTGTTTGTTGTTAGCGTCATTGCTAATGCTGCTGTAGCACACTACAGAATTGGTGAGTTGGAAGAAATACTGAAGGAACACAAGCAGCAGATTCGAGAGTTAGAACGGGCGGTATGGACTTTTGAATAAGGAATATACAAATATGAAAGATGCGTTGAGTTTACTACTTCGATGGCAGATGGATCATCCTGAAGTAGGACTTATTCCCCCCAGAGCATGGGTGGATTTGGAGATACGTATCAGGGATTATGTTGTAGCCCAATCTACTTTTGGAAGGAGTCCCAATAATGCTGACTCCGGAGCAAAAACGGAAGCTTCGTAAATATGACAAGAAGCTGAAGGAATACGTAAGGGTACGCAATCGAGGCAACGGACCGAAGTGTCCGAGATGCCACCAAGAGGGGGAGGGTACGGGGTTTACCAAAGTGACGACTCCTCCCCTTGAGGTTTGGATCTGCGACGATTGCAAGGTAAGGTACTGGAAAGTTGTATCGAAATTATGAAAGAAGAAGTTAAAGAAAAACTTCGTAAATACGACGATATGATGTCTCGTTTTATGCATGTCGATAATTATGACAACGATGCAGATTGTCCTAATTGTGGTTTAACGGGAACAGATACAGGGTTTATCAAGCTTATGTATCCACCAATTGAAATTTGGGTGTGCGAGTCTTGTGAAGTTGTTTATCATATAAGTCGACCATTTGAAGAGAAGCCCCGTTTGCGGAGTAAATAATAGACGAATCCCGCACAAAGTGCGGAGATAACAATAATGAGAAAGAGTGCAAGGACTAGATGCCGACACCATTCACGGGTTCTCCAGTAGTCTCCTACTAAAGAACTTCGATAATCCGAAAGAGACACCAGACTTCCACCATGAGTTGTGGGAGCTGGCTTGCTCGGAGAGTCCCCGTGTAGCATGCGCTGCGCCACGCGGCCATGCGAAAAGCACAGCAATCACATTGGTGTTCATCCTTGCCTGTGTACTCTTCCGAATAAAGAAGCACGTTCTACTTATATCCGATACGGAGTCTCAAAGCGTAGACTTTTTAGGGGACATCAAGAAAGAACTTATAGAGAACGAAGACCTCCGAGAACTCTTTGGGGTCAAGAAAATAATAAAAGACAAAGAAACTCAAATAATAGTTGAGTTACATAAACGCGGAGATGAGAAGGAAATCCCGAGGTTTCGTATCATTGCCAAAGGCAGTGAGCAGAAGTTAAGGGGAATCAAGTGGCGCAATACGCGCCCGGATCTTATTGTCGGTGACGATCTTGAGAATGACGAAATCGTAGAAAGCGAAGAGCGTCGAACTAAGTTTAGAAAGTGGTTCTTTAAAGCATTGATGCAATGCGGAGGAGATACCTGCGATGTTCGTGTAGTAGGAACTATCCTGCACATGGATTCCCTTCTTGAAAGATTCATGCCTTCTTGGACTGACGAACAGACCAAGACAGACGGCATTAAGTTCTGGTCCACGAGAAAGAAGATTTGGACGGCAGTGCGCTACCAAGCGCACAATCCCGATTACTCCAAGTTGCTGTGGCCCGACAAGTTCCCGAAAGAAAGATTGGTAGACATCCGAAACGAGTTTGTAGAGGATGGCGACCCGGAAGGGTACTCCCAGGAATATCTCAACTACCCCATAGATCTGGAAAATGCATTCTATCGTGTAGACGATCTTTTGCCTATTCCGGAGGAAGATGTTCAAGCCCACGGCGACTACTACGCTGCTGCGGATCTGGCAATTTCCGAGAAAGAGAAGGCAGCTTACACGGTTATTGTCGTAGGTAAGCTTATTCACGGGCGCAAGCTGGACATCGTAGATGTCATACGGTTTCGAACTCGTGATTCCCGTAAGATTATCAATGCTTTATTTGCCGTCCAGTACAGGTACGGGCCTTTGCTGTTCGGAATTGAATCGGAGAACATTGCAAAGTCTTTGGGTCCGATTATCAAAGAAGAGATGGGAAAGGATGAGAAACATCCGTACATCAACATAGAAGAACTTCCTCCTATCAAGGATAAGGAGAAGAGAGCACGTCCTGCCCAAGCTAAGGTTAAGGCAGGGGATGTGAGATTCAACCAAGATGCTTCTTGGTGGCCAAAACTTCTTGAGGAACTATCACAGTTTCCCAAGAGTAAATTCTTAGATCAAGCGGATGCGTTTGCTTGGTTGGTTTTTATGATAAACAAGATGGTAGATGTTTCGACAACCAAAGAAATAGAAGAACAGGCGTACGATCACGAATATGAAGAAGCGTACGGTACTACGGATTGGGGCATTAGTCAAGTAACTGGGTATTAGATGGCACTAGATTTAGAACAAGCAGTAGGGCACATAAACATCTGTGAACTCATCTCTGAGGAGATTCGGGAGAAGATGGGAGATACCCTGTTCAAAGAGATCCAGGATGATCTCGGTTCTCGTCAAGAGTGGGAAACCAATATTGACGAGTACATAGAGCTTGCGAAGCAGCTGACTAAGGGTAAGTCCTACCCGTGGCCCAATGCTTCTAATGTCAAGTTCCCTATCCTTTCTCTCGCCGCTATTCAGTTCCACGCAGAAACCTTTCCCGCCTTACTCGGCAAACCCAATGTAGTTAAGACTCGCAAGATAGGCGAGTCAGATCCGGCTAAGACGGACAGGGGAGATCGTGTAGCACGCTTCATGTCCGTGCAGGTAACGGAGTTGATGGAGGATTGGTTAGATGAAATGGATCGTCTATTTCTTATTCTACCTATCCTTGGAATGGCATATAAGAAGACCTTTTATGATTCTGCACATGGTATTCAGTCGATACTTGTTCACCCTCGTGATCTTATTGTTAACTACTATGCGGATAATTTTGAACTAGCCACTAAGACTCATCGCATATACCGTACGGCGAATCAGATCTACGAACTGCAGTCAGATGGTACGTACCGCCAAGTAACGCTGAGTAAGCCCTCTCCTCAAGAGTTTAAGGGCACTAGGGATGAGGCTCAAGGGTTGTCTCCTGTCGGGGATGCAGATGCTCCTCACGAACTCTACGAGGCGCACTGTTGGTACGACCTCGACGAGGATGGGTACAAAGAGCCGTATATCGTTACGGTCGATAGCCAGTCACGAGAAGTGCTGCGGGTAGTAGCACGATGGGAAACACCGTTAGACGTTTCTTACAGGGACGACGGGGGCGTAGGAAAGATAAGACCAGAGGAGTACTTCACGGTATTCAAGTTCTTTCCTGATCCGGACAGTGCTATTTATGGACTCGGGTTTGGTCAGTTGTTGGGACCAACCAACGAAGCGGCCAATACCATTATTAACCAGTTGCTCGATGCGGGACATAACAGTGTCCTTCAGTCGGGGTTTATAGGCAAAGGCGTAAGAGTAAACAAGGGAGGAGTACTTAGATTTAAGCCGGGAGAGTGGAAACTCTTGCAATCGACCGGCGAGGATATGCGCAAGAACATAGTACCTCTCCCTGCGAAAGAACCTAGTGCTGTGTTATTCCAATTGCTTGGACTCCTGGTGGAGTCTGCCCGTGATTTAACCTCTGTCTCCGACATGATGCAGGGCAAGAATCCGGGACAGAACCAACCGTATGCAACCACACAGAAGGTGTTGGAGCAAGGGTTAAAGGTGTTCAATGAAATCTATAAGCGCATATTTCGCTCACTTAAGCGCGAGTATAAGAAGATTTATGTTTTGGATTACAAGTATCTCGGGGCGGAAGAGTATCAGGAAATACTTGATACAACTGCGTTCCCTGACAGGGATTTTACTCGGGATAATACTGATGTGGTACCTGCCGCTGATCCTGATATGGTTGCGGAAATCGAAAAGATTATGCGTGCAGTGGCTCTTGAAGCATCCGCTGCTGCAGGGGCACCCCTCAACAAAGCAGTCGTCCTCCGCCGTAAGCTCGAAGCGGAAGGGCACGAGAACATAAAAGAGTTGATGGATATTCCTCCAGCCCAACCTTCGTTTGAAATGCAGATGGAACAGGACAAGTTCCAGCACGAGCAACAGATGGACTATGCCAATCTTGAATTGGCAACACTAAAGACGACAGAGCAGGCTATGCGCGATCGTGCCGCAGCCTATAAGACAATCAAAGAAGCAGAGCTTGCGCAGCAGCAGATTACCCTTGAGCAGTTCAAGGAGTTTGTGGATGCGCAAGACAAGGAAAGGGAAGGTCTAATCAAGCGGTTTGATTCCGTAACAAAGAGGATCACGGCAACTAAGCCAGCCGCCCCAACAAGTGAGTAAAGATGATTAAGGAAAATTTGGATCGTTTGGAGAGTATAGCTTCAAGCGCGTGGAATGACATAGACAGGGATTACATAGATGCATGGAAGCAAAGCCCGGTAACGAAGGCGCTACTTAAACAACTGGACTATGAGTACCAAGCCTCAGTAGTACAGATTGTAGATCACGTTGCCGCGGGCATGAGTTTGGAATTAGTAGGCCACGTAACAGCACAGAATGTAGCTAGGGCGCTTTACATAGAATACATAGCCGATCTGGTAAAAGAACCAGAACAGGCGCAACAAAGAGAGGAAGAAGATGGCACTGATACCGTGCGGGCACCGACTGATTATTGAGCCGGATAAAGTAGAGAAGGAAACAGATTGGGGATTACAGCTAGTTTCTTTTGACGAGAGGCTAGAGGAAGCAGGACAGCAGATAGGAACGATAATCGCTATCGGTCCCGATGCGTGGAAAGCTTTCCGAATGATGGATGACAACGGACAAGAGCGCAACGGCAAGCCGTGGGCTAAAGTAGGGGATCGAGTCTGGTATTCAAGGTATGCAGGCAAGTTTATCTTAGATCCACACACTGAGAAAGAGTACAAGTTGATTAACGATGAAGACGTTAATGTGATCATAAAAGAAGAGGAATAGAGAATGGTCGAGGAAGTAAAAGAAGAGCCAGAAAAAAAGGAAGAGAAGGAGGAGGTTGTAGAACTATCGCCGGGAGAAGAGAAAGCTCGGGGAGATGGTTGGAGACCCCAGGATGAATACGAAGGGGCGGATTCGCAGGAGTGGTTCGATTGGCCGGAGTTCAATCGACGTAGCGAACTTTTCGGAAAGATAAATGCTCTAGGTAAGTCGAATACGGTACAAGGTGCCAAAGTAGACGAACTTACCCGCGCCCTGAAAGAGATGGGTGAACACAACGCCAAGTTGGCAGAAGTTTACCGAAAGAACAAGATGGACGAATTGAAGAGCCAAAAGAAGCAGGCGCTGGAAGAGTCGGATCACGATCAAGTCGTAGAACTCGATGAGCAGATGAGTGAGTTGAAGGAAGCGAAAGCTCCCGAGGTGACAGTGGACGAGACTCCACAGCTTGCTCCAGAGATCGTAGATTGGATGGGAGATACCTCTAACAAGTGGTATCACGAAGACGAGAACATGCGCTTGTTTGCAGATTCTGTAGCACAAGAATGCTTTAACAGCAAAGTTGCTCCGGCGGAGATGTGCAAGACGGTAGATTCCCGCATAAGGCAAGCATTCCCACACAAGTTTGGGAATGCTTCTAATACCCCTAACAAGGTAGCGGGTGCGGGCGGTGCTAACAAGAAGAGCAAATCTAGTAAGTACACTGCCGGCGATTTGAACGATATGCAGAAACAGATAGGGCAGAGTTTTGTTGACAGTGGTGCAATCAAAGATTTGCAAGAATACGTAAACCAATTAGCAGATCTTGGTGATCTGTCAAGTCAACAATAAAGAAAGGTATATAGAGATATGAGTGAAAATACGCTGACATTACAAGATGTAGTTAAAAGGCCAAAGAAGAGAGGGCGACCTCGTAAAGAAGTTTCAAGAGCAGACGAAAATAAACCGACACGGATTCCCGTATCTGGAAACAGAGATATTCTAACAGTCAAGGGTAAAGACAAAGACTACGAATATCGATGGGTAGTAGACTCAGATGAGAATGGACACCGTATTTTTCGATTCATGCAAGGCTCATGGGAATTTGCAACCACAGAACAAGGATTAGAAATTGGGCAAATGGCCATTTATAAGTCTGAAAACGTTGGAAGCATTATTAGAGTCCCCGCAGGTAAGACCCAGGCAAGTAAAGGTGAGTACCAATACTTGATGAGAATAAAGAAGAAGTTTTACCAAGAGGACCAACGTGCTAAGGAAAAAGCCCTTAAAGAAACAGAACGGAAGGCGTTCAAAGCCGATAAGGATATGTCGCCTGATGGGATGGGACAATATGGGCAAACTGACGTAAGTACAGAATTAAAATACGTCAATCAATCTTAACATAAGGTAAATTTAAATGGCAAATGTAGATAGGCCGAACGGATTTCGTCCGGTCAAGACATTATCTGGTGCGCCAATCAATTCAACTTTGCGTTTCGTTGGTGTAGCTGACGCGGCGGATATTTTTGTTGGTGATGCATTGGAACTTGCTAGTGGTCTTGCAGCGCGTTTGACTGTGGAAGATGAGTGTGTGGGTGTTGCGGCTGGTTTTGGTAAGATCTCCAAAGGAGAGCAGAACTTTTCCGGTCCTTATAACCCGGACACTTTAATGACTCGATATTACGACGATTCAGCAAGCACTCATACAGAATGGGGAGTTTGGTATTACCCCGTAGATGACATGATTTTTGAAGCGCAAGTAGACGACACCGCAGAAACGGGTGTTGTAGGCGAAGCTTACGATATTATTGTGGGATCTGGTAGTACTACTACGGGCCTTTCTGATATGGAAATAAACGGCGATGCACTTACCAACGACGGCGATGTAGTTATTGTAGAAATACCTAACCTTCCAGATAATGATCATACTTTAGCGTTTGGTCGTTATTGGGTTAAGTTTACTACTCACGAATTCGCTGCAGTACCATAAGGGGGAAATAAAATATGGTTGTTTCATCATCATCATTCGCGAAAGCACTATTCCCCGGAGTTAGTTCTTGGTACGGTAAAGCGTATAACGAGCACGAAGTGGAATACACAGACCTGTTCGATGTGAAAACGTCGAAGAGAGCATACGAAGAGCACGTAGGTGTTAGTGGATTTGGGCAGGCCGCTCAGAAGTTGGAAGGCGCAAGCATTCCGTATGACGACGAGAGCCAGGCTTTCTTGACCCGCTTCCAGCATGTGGTCTACGGTCTTGGATTCATCATAACCAAAGAAATGGTAGAAGACGACCTCTACGATGTCGTTGGTGAAAGGCGTTCCCAAGGTCTTGCTTTCTCAATGAGGCAGACTAAAGAAACTGTTGGAGCTAATGTGTACAACAGAGCATTTGACGGTTCCTACCTTGGTGGGGATGGTCTTGAGATGTGTTCTGCGGCCCACGTTAACTACGCAGGCGGAACTTGGGCGAATGAGCTTTCTACCGCTGCTGATATTTCAGAAGCAGCGCTAGAGCAGGCTTGTATCGACATGGAAAAATGGACGAATGATCGTGGCTTGAAGGTTGCGGTTCGACCTCGTTGCATTGTTATTCCTGTTGATATCGAGTTCGATACTCATCGTATCCTTAACGCTACCTTCCGGGTAGGCACGGCAGATAATGATCCTAACGCGATTCGTCAGATGGGTAAGTTCCCAGACGGCGTTAAGGTCAATCATTACCTGACCGATACGGATGCGTGGTTCCTTCGTTCTAATCTTCCCAACAACGGCATGTGCTTCTATCAGAGGCGTCCGATGTCCTTTACTGTGGACAACGACTTTGATACGGAGAACGCGAAGTACAAAGCTACTGAGCGTTACAGCGCAGGCTGGATCGATCCTCGCGCGATCTTCGGATCACCGGGAGCGTAATCACAACTTAAATTAGACTCCCTATGGTCCGTTGTGGGGCTGCTGCAGTATCCTCTGCGATAGGGAGTTTTTAAAAGGAAACTAAAATGACTACTTTTGGTGATCAAGTTTACCAGAATGGAGGTATGCCCGTAGGAGCAAGTGGAGTACCTACTACTTACGGTAACTATATTTTTGTAAATCCAGACTCTTCGACGTTTGGTAATGGTTCTTCTATGAAGAAACCCTATAAGTTTATCGGGCAAGCCATAACTAAAGCTGTGTCCGGAAACCACGATGTAATTCTATTACATGGTAATAGTGGGCTCAAGACAGGCAACGGTGCCGCAGACGAAGAGATAGAAGCTACTTTGACTAAGGGTCGCGTACATTTTGTTGGTCTTGGTGGTGGTTCTCGTTATCAAGGACAACGTTCTCGCTGGACGATGGGCGTTACTACAACTGAAGATTCAGATGCTATTGCGGTTCTACAGAACACGGGTGTTGGTAATACTTTTACTAACATTAAGTTCGACAGTTCTGATACGAATACTTCTAGCCTTTATGTAGTTGCCGAAGGTGGAGAGTATGCACAGTACACTAATTGCGAGTTCTTTAAGAGCACGCTTCTAGGAACTGCTAATACTGCTACTGTTTTGATGAATGGAGATACAGCTTATATGAAGAATTGTGCTATTGGTTCTTCAGCAACACAGCACACTTCAACTACACACTCTAACGTGTTATTTACCAGAGAAACAATCACGGGCAAGGTTGCGCGTGATACTTACTTTGATAATTGTGTGTTTCTTCTAAATTCATCACAAACAGCAGCGGCCAACTGGCGCATACCAGGGGCAACTGATATAGAACGTATGTGCTGGGCGCAGGACTGCCTATTCCATAATGTCAAGCTATCTGCCGCAGTGGTAGAAGCTATTGAGATGGGCGCTGAACAGACACAGGGCTTTGTTGTTCTGAAAGACTGCTATCAGGTGAACCACACGAACTTCTGTTCGGGAACAACTGATTCCGTACACTTCGCAGGACCAGAACGAGCTACTGCGGGTACGGCTGGTGATTCCATAGCGTTGACCTAAGATGCCAGGTGATAACGTAGAATTCGTTGCGGAAGGTACAGGGGATACCCTCTTTCATATTTGTAACTTATATACCATGCCGGTTGTTGACCAGTTTGTACATCTTAATGGTACAGAGTACAAAGTTGAAAAGGTAGAAGTATATTTGGCAGACGACGATTGGGTAGAACCTGTTTCGGGATATACGGCTCGATGGCGTATCTCTGAACAACGTAACGTAGTAACTTTAAGTGTAGTACCTTGAAAAGAAGGGGGCTTTTGCCCCCTTCGTTGGAATTGGAATGATATACGAATACAAATGCGACGGTTGTTCCAACTTATGGGTGCGAGAATGCGCTTTGGCAGAAAGGAACAATCCTGAAAAATGCTCTTGTGGTGGAGTTGGAAGACGTTTGATATCGTCTGTCCCTTTCCGACACAACAGAACGCATCCAGATGTTAAACAGCCGATGGAGGAGTTAGTGGCGGGAATACCCGGCAGTAACATGACGGAATTATGAGGAATAAATAAGATGGCAATTAGTAGCCGAGTACATGTGAATGGGCGCAACAAATACGCTGCTACTTTTCATATGATAGGGGATGATGAAGCAGCGGTAGTTAAAATTGATCGTTCTACTCTTTTACCTCCGGGAGGAGGGGCTGCTTCTGCGACTACTCCTCAGATAAGAATAGATGAGATTACGTGGAGTGTACAAAGTGCGGATTCTACAGCAGATGGTCTTAGTGCCGTGCTTATAGAATTCGATGACGCGACAGATGAAGTTATCGCATATTGTGGTGCGGGCGATGGGTACAAAGATTTCAGAGATGTCGGAGGTTACACAATGGCAGGTACTCCGGGGGCAGTTGCCGATGGGGATATAATTTTTACTACTATTGGTACTGTCGCAGCTAATGATACGTACGATATTACGCTTAAGTGTACGATTAAAGATTAGAAATAATGGCACAGCCATCAGAAATTTATGTAGATCCGTCGATTGCAGGAGATAGTGGTACGGGAACGGTCGGTGATCCCTTTGGGGATCTCGAATATGGAATTGAGCAAACTACCTTCGATACAACGAACGGTACTCGTGTAAACATTAAGGCTGGAACGGACGAAGTTGTGGCGGTCGAAATATCTGCTGCTATGGCCGATACTGGTACTACTGTGGCGTGGGCACCGACAATAACTACACCTTGTATTTTTCAAGGCTATACAACGGCAGCTGGGGATGGAGGCAAGGGTGGCATATCTGGCGGGGGTTCTGTCTCAGTTTATGATGATGCTGCATTTGATTATGTTTTTTTTATTGATCTGCATTGTCACAATACAGGATCGGCTACTGTAATTCGAACAGACGACGAATGTGGGGTGTTTCGCTGCGAGATAGATAATACCTCGGGCAATGGAATCCAAGTGGATCGTGGACTTGTTATAGGGAACTATGTTCACAATGTTGGAGGTGAGGCGATACGCATAGTATTTTCTGGAAATATTATGTTCAATTATATCGAGAATGGCACGAATGATTGTGACATAGCTCTTAGGGCGGGTAATGCCGGTGTTGTTTATCGTAATATTGTGAAAATCGATGGCGCTAGTAACGGCATTCATCCAACTGATCGGCAAGTGATTATGCATAATTCTGTATGGTCTGCTGGGGGAACCGGGCAAGGTATTGCGCAAGTTAACAACGTCGAAATTCAAATGATTTCTAATAATCTTATAGAAGGATTTTCTGGCACGGGTGGGGTAGGTTACGACCTAAATGGTACCAACCAGAGTGTAGATGTATATACTGCGAATGCCTCTTACGACAATGCTACACATTATACAGGTCCAAGTTATTATGTGGATCGTTGGGCATCTTCAGATACGAATGAAACGCTTTCAGCAAGTCCTTTCACTGACGCAACGAATGGGGATTTTTCACCTGTAGATACAGGCTCAGTTAAAGAAGGCTCATTACCGGAAGATTTTGGTGATGGGCAGTAGGTGAGGACAATAGGAAATGACTTACGACGAACCAGCGGTAAGGCTAAGTGGCTAACGAATTCCAAGGGTGGAAAGGGGCGGTAGAGCCCGCAGAGTCAAGCCCAAGCGGTAATGAATTTCAGGGCTGGAAAGGGGCGGTAGAGCCTGCCGAGCCTGTAGCGGGAGGGAATCCTAAAGGGCCTTTAGGCATGCCCCTCTCTAGACCGATAGCAGGACCAATAGGATTATAATATGATTAATTTAGGAATGGTTGTACCTGGGTCTACAATTCTAATTCCATTTAATGCGTTTGATTCAAATGACCCTAGCGCTTCCGTAATTGTTTCAGATTTCGCATTAGCGGATATTGGGATTTATAAAGGAACTTCTATGACGGAAAGAGGCAGCACTACGGGTGTTGTGCTTTTAGATACAGATGGTATTAACATAGACGGTGCTACGGGTATTCACGGATTTAGTATTGATTTGTCTAGTAATGCGACAGCTGGTTTTTATGCTGCAGGATCTAACTATTATGTAACTGTGGGTCCGATTACGGTGGATGGTGCAACGTTGAATTTTGCTGCTGCTACTTTCTCTATTGGTTATCCTGGTGCCATACTAAATACTACTGTTGCTGCTTATACAAGCATCAACGATTTTACGTTGACTGCTGCTAGTATAGACGACGACGCCTATAATGGTTGTCGTATTGTCTTTCATGATGTTGCCAGTGCGGTACAAATGCAGTGGGGAATCGTCGAGGATTATACAGGCTCAGGCTCTCATGTGAATCTATTGGCTGATCCTGGAATTTTCACCTTAACAGCGGCAGATAACGTATCTATTTTTATGCCCGCACTAACTGCTACAGGTAACGGTACTACTGTAGGTACTTCTCTTGATGTAAATACTGATGGCACTGTCCCTTGGAATGCAGCATGGGATGCGGAAGTACAGTCTGAGGTTAATGATGCTCTGGTGGCATTGAGTCTAGATCACTTGATTGCCGTAGCTGATGCTGATGATGTTGTTGATGATTCTGTTATAGCAAAGCTTGCTAACAGCGGAGCTACGGCTGACTGGAGTGCTTATGTTAACACTACGGACTCCTTGATGGCAATTCGTGATCATATAGCCGACGGCACTAACCTCACTGAGGCGGGCGGGGACGGTGATCATTTAACTGCGATCAATCTTCCTAATCAGACTATGAATATCATTGGAAATATTACTGGTAATCTTTCGGGTTCTATTGGAAGTAATCTTGAACTTGGCCCAGCTGAAGTAAATGCCGAAGTAGATACTGCTTTAGCGGGTACTGATTATGCGGAGCATTCAGCAGCAAGTGATTTTGCAGCAACTGCTACGTTAGAGGAAAAGATAACATTCTTGTACATGCTTGCTAGAAATAGAATAACACAAACAGCTACAACTACGTTGCTTAAAGCTGACGACGAATCTACTACGGTAGGCACAAGTACAGTATCGGATGATGGCACAACCTTCATCCGACAAGAGTTTACATAATGAGTTTAGTATCTCTCGTAAAAAACATTTTTCGAGACAAAGCACCTATAAGCATGGAGCAGCAATTAAAGGATCGCTATTGGGGACATATCACCGATCCGCGTCTTATGTCCGAAGACAACTTACCCGATAGACCCTACAAGGCATACAAACATTTAACTGATAGCATGATAAGAGGACGAGAGGGCTTAGTATTTCAGTATCAGTATCAATTGATGAAATTAAGATATTATATTCCTCAGACATTGACGGAAGCACAAGCAATAGTAGATAAATTTAGTGGCGCTAGACTCAAGAGATAAAAGAGCTTCGGCAATAGGAACTACGTTGCCTATGGGGGTTGCTCATGTCTTTGAACATCCTCCAAGTTATTCAGACACTGAAGCAAGCAGAAGACATAAAGCACATCTGTATGCTGTTATTCTTACCATCAAGCCTTCAGATCCTTCTGTATATTATTTATGTACTAACCACAAGATGAGCAGTCCACGTAGAAGGAATAGAGGGCGTAATGGCACATTCGGCTAATCCAGGGTTTAAATCAGGACTTCATTGGGTTTGCTGCGATCGTTGTGGTTTCGACTATTACCACACGGAAGTAAGAGAAGAGTGGAACGGCTTGGTAGT